GGCTCTGGCAAGACATACGGAAGTTGTATGCGGGTCTTTAACCAGATCTGTGAACAGAAGCCCAACAGAAACGGGATCCGTAAAAGCCGCTGGATAGCGGTACGAAATACATATTCCGATCTTGAATTGACCACGATGAAAGATTGGAAGGACTTATACCACAGCGATGACATGCCGGCGCTTGGCCGGTTTGTTCACGACTCACCGCCAACGCACTATCTGGACTTTGATCTGGAAGATGGCACGCGGGTCATTGCTGAGGTGGTCTTTCTGGCGCTGGACAAGCCGCAGCATGTGAAAAAGCTGCGCGGTTTGCAGGCAACAGGCTTTTGGCTCAACGAAATGAAAGAGTTGCCAAAGGCCATCGTCGATATGTGCGACTTGCGGCATGGCCGGTACCCATCCAAAGCAGATGGCGGCGCCAGCTGGCACGGCATGATTGGCGACACCAACGCCCCGGATGATGATCACTGGTACTACAAACTTGCTGAAGAGGTGAAGCCGTCTGGCTGGACCTTCTTGCGTCAGCCTGGCGGTGTTGTCCGGAAGGTTTTGGCAGGCGGCAAGTATGTCTGGGTTGCCAATCCGAAAGCGGAAAACTTAGGCAACCTGCCCGGTGGCAGCGCTTATTACGTGAATGGTCTGGCCGGTAAGGCTGATGACTGGATCCGCGTAAACCTTGCCAATGAATATGGGGCTGTTGTCTCCGGCAAGCCGATTTACTCCGGCAGCTGGGACGAATCCAAACACCTGAGCAAGTTCAACCTGCTGCCAGTGCCACGGGTCAAAAAGCTATTGCTCGGGTTCGACTTCGGACGCACGCCGGCCTGCATTATCGGCCAGCTGATGCCGTCTGGAAAACTGCGGGTTATCGAAGAACTTGTGGCTACCGGTATGGGTATTCGCAAGTTTATGGATGAAGTCGTGCTTCCTACGATGGAGGAACGATACAGCGCCTTTTCAGGCAAACAAATTGAAGCCTACTGCGATCCGGCTGGCATTGCCAAATCAGGCAACGACGAGAACAGCCCGATAGGCATCCTCTGGGATGAATACAACATCGCAGCATGGCCAACATCGACCAACCAGCCATTAAAGCGCTGGGAGGCAGTCAATTACTTCTTGCTCGGCAATATCGATGGCAGTCCGGCTTTTGAGCTGAACCAGTCATGCAAGGTGCTGCGCAAAGGATTTAACGGCGGGTACGCATTCCGCCGGATCAATGTCAGTGGTGAGCGCTACGCAGACGCCGCTGACAAGAACGCATATTCACACCCACACGATGCACTGCAGTACCTGGCGCTTGGCGCGCAGGGCGAGGCTGATTATTCGTGGCGGGCCAAAGAAGGCAATGCCGGTTCAACCGCATATGTCGGCGCAGCTGATAGCACTACAGGGTACTAAGCGTGAGCGAAACCAAAACGCCAACACTGATCCAGAAAAACGAATATCCGCACGAGTACCGTGAAGATCGGAATCTGGACATCCTGGCTCAGCACATCGAATCAACGCTGGTTGATGCCATGAATGGCCGTGGCGTGATTGATGATCGCATGGTGCAAGACCTTCGGCTTTATACCGGCATTTACGAGCCCGATGTCGACGATAAGCTGACTAAATCCAAACGCTCAAAAGTCTTTATCAAAATGACTCGGGCAAAAGCGGATGCCGCCATTAGCCAGCTCGATGACATGCTGCATCCGAACACCGATAAGAACTGGGGTATTAAAATTACGCCGGTTCCGGAACTGTCTGAGCTTCTGGACTCAACTGAGGAAGCTGAAGCCAGCGGGCAGAAATATGTCCACGAAGACGGCAAGCCAGTCACCAAAGGCGACATCGCAAAGCGCCAGCTGCAGATCATGCAGGACGCATGCGCGGCGATGGAAAAAGAGATCCATGACCAGCTGACTGAATGCCGATACAGCGCATCTGCTCGCGTGGCTATCAGCGATGCATGCATTGTCGGGACTGGCATTCTCAAAGGCCCGGTGATTAGCCGCAAAATGGATCTGGCCTTTGTTAATAAGGACGGCCAGTACGTTCAGGAAGAAAAAGAGTCTTTTGTTCCCATCGTTGAAGTGGTACGGCCATGGGATTTCTACCCTGATCCATCTGCCGCGACTATCGAAGAAGCAGACTACGTGTTTGAACGCCGGTATATGAGCAAGCGGCAGCTGCGTGCATTGGCTAAGCGCAGAGGCTTTTCACCGGAGAACGTGGAACGCGCCATCGAGTTATCGCCTCAGCAAACACAGCACAAAGCATCATTCCAAGATGATGTGCGTAAGCTCGCCGGCATGAATGATTCGCTCAACGATAGCCGGTACGAAACGTGGGAATACCACGGCCCGATCCGCGTCAGTGTGCTGATTGAGCTTGGTCTGGTTGATAAGCCTGAAAGCAGTGAAGATGCGGTCAAGTTAGAAAATCAGGAAGTTGATGCCATCGTGTTCTATTGCGGTGGCGTGGTGCTTGGCGCGAAATCCAGCCTGATTAAGCATCACAGCGACTATCCATACCGGGTGTTTAACTGGGCCCAGAATGATGCGTGCATCTTCGGCTTTGGCATTCCTCGCATTGTAATTGATGAACAGTCAGTGCTGAACACTGTCTGGCGCATGATTCTGGATAACGGCGCTGCCACGGCTGGCCCTCAGATTGGCCTGAACAAAAAGTTTGTGAAGCCAATGAATGACGAATGGACTTTCACGCCATTCAAGATATGGGAAGTCGAAGGCACGGCAACCGATATCAAGCAGGCATTCAGTACCTTCGAAACATCGAGCCACCTGAATGAACTGAGCGCCATCTATCAGACTGCTCGCGTGCTGTTTGATGAAGTATCTGGCGTGCCTATGATCCAGCAAGGCGAGCAAGGCCAGAGCACACAGACGCTCGGCGGCATGTCTATGCTGATGAATGCTGCCAACACAGTACGCCGGCGCCAGGTGCGGATGTGGGATGACTGCATCACCACGCCATTAATCACCGACTTCTATCACTTCAACATGCTGTTCAGCAAAAAGAATGAGATCAAAGGTGATTACCAGGTTGATGCCAAAGGTACCAGCGCGCTGCTGGTGAAAGAAACTCAGGCGCAGGCCATCACCAATCTGATGTCTGTTGCTGGCAGCAATCAAGTATTCCAGCCAGTCCTTGCACTGAAAGCGCCGCAAATCCTGCGGGCTTGGGCGAGAACTCAAAGCCTGCCTGAAGACATGCTGCCAACCGACGACGAGCTGAGAAGCTATCAGCAGCGCATTGAAGAACAGCAAAAAGGTCAACCGCAAGATCCGGCATTGGCTGTTGAGCAGCTTCGTGCGCAGCAACAGCAAGCCAAGTTCCAGCATGAACAGCAGATGGAACAACTGAAACAGCAGAATAGCTGGCAGCAGCTGCAGTTCGAAGCCGGGCTGAAACTCCAGTTATCTGCAGCGCAAGAGCGCATCGAACTGGCCAGACTGGCGCAGGAAGATAAGCACAACACTGAAAGCCTGATGACTGAGCTGAAAAAAGTGCAGGCCGACCACGCAGCCAGCTGGCAGCAGTTTATGGCTGAGGTTCAGATCAAGAAGCAAGCGGGCCTCACCGCCAACTTCGGGCTGGATCCAGCATGAGGCTTGGCACAGAGCATTTAGCTGCATTCATCCAGTTGCTGCAGCAGGACCGCACCAAGCTGCTCGATGAACTGGTACAGGACACAAGCCCAGAGCAAACCGCCAATATTCGCGGCCGCATTCATCAGATAGACGACATCATCCGGCTTTATCCAGACCGGATTAAACAACAGTAACCGAATTCAAGGGGCAACCCTTGCTAACGAACCCGCGCTCAGTCGCGGGTTTTTTTATGACTGCAGGAAGCACTCACCAGGAAACACCGATGACTGAGCAAGTAAATAACGAACTCTCAGATGACTTCTCACAAGCCTTTGCTGACTCCTTAGACTCGGCAGCTTCGGAAGCGCAAGAGTTCACCGCAGAATCTTTTACTGGACAGACCGGGGAAGTCACCACTGAACAAGTGAACGAGCCAGCTCAACAACCTGATGCGCAGCAGGATGAGCAGCAAGATCCGTGGGCAGTCGTGCCGGAATCGCTCCGAAACCAGTATCAGCAACTGCAAGCTAACCACCAAAGACTTGAGGCCGACCACCGCGCAAACTCAGAGCGGGTGCAGGCTTTGAACCGGAAAACTACTGAGCTTCAACAGGCACTGGCAGCAAGAGAAGCGGCTGGTGGCAAGCAGAGCACAGCGCCGGGAACACCAAGTGCAGACGACCTTGAAGGCATGTCCTTTGAAGAAGTTGAGCAGGAGTTTCCTGAACTGGCCAAGTTCATCAAAGCGCAAGTCTCCGCAGCCGTCACGCCGATTCAACAGCAGCTGGCACCTGTGCAACAGCTCGTTAGTGAGCGGCAGCAAGCCGTACAAGAGCAGGTCATTCAGCAAGAGTTGGGGCGACTTGCACAAGTCCATCCTGACTTTAAAGAAGTGGCATCGAGTCCTGACTTCGACGATTGGGTAAAAGCCCAGCCGCCAATGGTCCAGCAACTGCGAAGCAGCTTTAACGCTGATGACAATGCAGCACTTCTCACCCTGTTCAAAACCAGCACCGGTCGCGTGACCGCGCCGGCATCCCCTCAAGCACCACAAACCAACCGTCTTGCAGACCATGTGACAACAGAGCGCAAAGGAACCGGCACACCAACTGCCGTGCGGCGCACTGATGACAACTTTGAAGACGCATTCGATTTACACATCAAGCGCCGGTAAAGGTGCGCAGGAGCTAAATTATGGCTAACAATTTCGGTGATATTTCACTGGGCAACGCCGCAAAGGCGATGACCGAAGCATTACAGCATGCAGCGCCAATTCTGGTGCTGAGCAAACTGGCAAAATCGCTGTGGATTGGTTTTAACGAAACCAAAGTCGCACGCTTTCGCCGGATCATCCCGCTGCCGCTGAAAACAACAGCAATGACTGAAGGCGTGACCTCACCAGGCACCGACTTCCGTTACGAAAACGTCGAAGTGTCACTAATCCAATTGGGTGACTACATGCCAACAACTGATGTGCTGCTGGACTTGCACGATCAGCCAGTCGGTAAAGATATGTGGACCGCAGCGTCAGAGCAGGCGGCGCAATCTATCGAGCAGTGGATCTGGACAACAATCACAGCAGGTATGTCAGTTCACTACGCAAACAGTGTGGCGGGTCGCTCATCTGTTGTCGGCTTCCTGAACAAATCAAACCAGCAAATCATCACGCGCACTCTGGCTCGCAACAAGGCCAAAAAGCTGCGAAAAATGCTGGCTGGTTCACCAGACCACAACACTTCACCAATCGAAGCGGCTTACATCTGTGTGACTCACACCGATATGGCGCCGTCTATCCGGGCAATGGAAGGCTTTACGCCAGTGGCTGAATACGGCCAGCGCCAGCCAATTTGTGATGAAGAGCTGGGCTCAGTGGATGATGTTCGCTACATCGTTACACCTTGGGCTATGCCTGTCGCAAACGCCGGTGGCGCGAAGGGTTCAGGCGCAACTGAGTGTATCTCTACTGGTGGTACTGCTGCTGACGTTTACCCAGCCATGTACTTTGGTGAAGATTCCTTTGGCGCGCTGTCTATCAAAGCTGGCAAGCAGGGCGGCAAGATGGTCCCATCTGCTGGCTCAATCACTCCGCAGGTCGTCAACCCGAAAGCATCTGCATCTGACCCACTGGGCCAGCGCGGATCTATCGGCTGGAAGTGCTACTTCCAAGCAAAGATCCTGAACGAAAGCTGGATTATCCGCGGCGAGTTTGCTGCTCCGAAAAATCCTTAATCCTTAACCAACCGAACTAACGGGCTGCATTTGCGGCCCTTTTTCTTTTTAAAACTGGGGAAAGAAGATGAGTCAACCAACCTACCAAGGCAGCACTGCTGCTGACCTGATTGCATTTGCTAAAGAGAACGGTGTTGAGTTGCCAGAAGGCACCAGCAAAAACGACGCATGGAAAGCGGTGAAAGAAATCCTCGCTGATCTGGGCGAAAAAGTCTCTGAAGATAACGAACATGACAACCAACCTGAAGCGCCAGCAGCCACAACGACTGCTTCGGTCACTCAGAGCGCAAAGGCCAAAAGCAAAGATCCAACGCATTACACAATCAGCATTTCAAAACCGACTGATGTTAAACAGCCAGACCTGGTGATTTGCGCCAACGGCACGAACTACCAAATTCACTTTGGCAAGCAAGTCAAAGTTCCTGCCGTGGTCGTCAACATCCTTAAAGATGCAGTTGAGCGCAAACCAGCGCACCGCGACATGGAAACCAACGAATGGGTCGAAGAGTCTTTCGAGCCTCGTTACAGCTTCGCGATCCACCAAGAACACTTCCAATAATTCCCGGTACCGCGCATGACATTCCTTGAACTGTGCCGGCGCGTCCGGCTGGACTCTGGTATTTCCGGTGATATTGCATCCGTGGTGAACCAGCAGGGCATTTTGCTCAAGCTGGTTACGTGGGTGCAGCAGGCGGAATACGACATCGTGACCGGCCGCAAGGACTGGTTATTCATGCGCGCCAAGGCAAGTGCAGTGCTGCAGGCTGGCAAGGTGGAATACCTGCCAGCCGAGCTTGGCATGCAGCCATTTGCCAGCATCAGCAAAGTCTATGTGGACCGGCAACCGCTGGTGTCATGCGACTTCGACTATCTGGATGATCAGCATCTGAAAAATGGCGGCGCACCGGAAGGCACGCCTCGCGCATTTGCTATCACGCCAGATGGCACAGTGCTTTTTGATAACAAGCCGGCACAGGCTTTGCCGGTTGATATCCGATACAACCGCGCAGCGGTTCGGATGACGATCAACACTGCACAGTCGCCAATTCCTGCAGAGCATGAAGAGGTGATCATCCAGGCCGCGCTGATGAACTACGCACGGCACGAGCAGGATGAGTTTCTGCTGCGGGATTCGACTATTGCCTATGAGCGGCACTTTTCGGACCTGTGCAACAAGCAGCTGCCAAAGGTCAGCGTTATAGGCTGGGGTGGCTGATGGCCAGCAACACCCGAGTCGGCAAGGTCATTTTAAAAGGTGGCCTGAATCTGGCTGCATCTGTGCTGGAGTTAGATCCGGGCGAGTGTACGCAGCTCAACAACTACGAAGTGAACACACTGGGTCGGTACCAGCGCTGCCTCGGGTTCGAGCGCTTTGACGGCAAAACGGCGCCATCGTCGGTACTGCCAGTCAATTTGCCGGGCTACCCGTTTGCGGATGATGAAAGCGAGGCGCTGGCCATCACATCGCAGCAGGAGGTATTGCGAAGTCTAATTCTGCCGGTGCCAGGCTCTGGCCGCATATTAGGCGGCTTTGTTTTTGCCGGTGTGGTGTACGCCTTTCGTAACAACGCAGACGGCACTACAGCCAATTTGTGGCGCGCAAGCACTGGCGGCTGGCAACCGGTATCGACTCCGGCGCTGTTGCCCAATGGCCGATATCAAACCGTCCTGACGAACTTCACCGGCTCTGCAGGTACCAAAGAAATCATTGGCGTGGATGGGGTCAATAAGGCATTCCGGTTTAACGGAACCACTTTTACCCAACTCACCGGACCTATCACGCCTGATGCGCCGGTTTATGCCGAAGTGCTGCCGAGTCAGGTATTGCTGCTGGCCTATCGTAAAGGCTCACTGGTATTCAGCGCTGTAGGCGACCCAACAAAGTGGAGCCCAGTCGACGGCGGCGGTGAAATCGCGGTAGCTGATGAAATCACCGGGCTTGCAGTGCAGCCGGATAACAGCTGCGCAGTATTCTGTCGCAATCGGACTTATGTCCTGTACGGCAAAACCAAAGCTGACTTTAACCTGACCACTTTGAGCAGTAGCACCGGCGCCATTCCTAACAGCATTCAGAACATCAATGACAGCGTGTATCTGGATGACCGCGGCATGACGCGCCTCAATCGCGTACAGCAGTTCGGCAACTTCGATATGGCAACCATCAGCCAAAAGGTTGAACCACTGCTAAAACGCTACGCCGGCCGCATTACGGCGAGTTTTGTCATTAAACAGAAAAACCAGTACCGGCTTTGTTTCGATGACAGCACCGGCATTGTGGTGACGTTCTTTGGTGCCGAAGTCGCAGGCTTTAGTACCTTCAGCTTTGGCCATGTGATCCGCTGCGCATTCAGCGCTGAAGATGACTCTGGTCGTGAAGTGGTGTTTTTTGCCGGTGACGATGGCTATCTGTATCAGGCCGAGCGTGGCTTTAGCCATGACGGCGATGAATACCAATCGACCATGCGCCCGGCATTCAACCACGTAGGTAGTCCAGATACAAAAAAACGCTGGAAAAAAGCGGTGATGGAAGTCGATACGCCAAGCAGCACGCCGCTATCAGTCACACCTGACTTTGACTATTCATCACCGGACACACCAGCGGACAGAACCCAGTACATCACAGCCACTGGCGGTGGCGGCTACTGGGATGCAAGCGCATGGGATAGCTTCAGCTGGTCTGCAGCCAGCACTTTTACCGCAGACATCTACATCGATGGCGTGGCACGCAATATGTGCCTGGTCGTGAACTGCCGCTCAAAGTCAGCACCGCCGCACGTTCTTAACTCGTTTCTTTACCACTACAGCCCGCTAAGCCTTCGGAGATAAAGCATGCTTAACCTGTGGAAACACACCAATCTGTTCGAGGCCGGCACTACGGTTCGGGCTGACCACGCAAACTTTAAGCTCGATGGTATTCAAGCCAGCTTTGACCAAATCTCAGAGTACCTGAATGGCAAGATGATCAACCTGCCTGCATCGTTTGCTGGCAACGCATACATTCCAAACAAGACGCTGGCTAACAGCATCCTTTGGTTCAACCTTTCCGGCGACATCGATGTGTATTCGATGGCTACTTTTGAGCAGAAAGTTGCGGACACTGCAAGCAATGCAGCGTCAGCGCTCGATAGCAAAAACAAAGCAGCAACCAGTGAGGGTAATGCCCGACAATCTGAACTTAATGCCGCTTCATCAGCAGAGATTGCGCAAGGCGCAGCAGTCACGGTGGCAGGCGCGGCATTCTTTGCGGGCCTCTGGAATGCCGGCACTGGCATTTTCCCAGCACCGCCAGGCTCTGGTGGCTCCAGTATGTGGCAAGCCAACAGCAATGGCACCGGCGCAACCGCAGCCATCAAGGCAGGTGACTTAATTGTTTGGGACATCATTGCCAGCACCTATCGGCACTTCGCTGGCGCTGACCGGGTTATAGCACTCGAAACGCAGGTGAACACCATCAATACATCACTGACAACCGCCATTAACAACACCGCATCACTCGCAATTGCAGGGCTTCGCTAATGATTAACTCCAATTTAAAAACGCAGGTGCAAGCGCGGATCAACGCTATCACAACCAGTACAACACTGGCTGAACTGCTGCGGATCCGGCAAGCAGCCAAAGGCTTGAACTGCGATGAAACGCTGCTCAATAACGAAGTAACCGCAAAGCTCAATGTCCTGTCTGGCGCTACTTCATTGGATGATCTGGTGGCTGCTGGTGTTCTGACAGATAGCCCATCTAAGGTGCTGCATTATCAGGCGCCGCATGCGGTTATGCCTGGCGATGAATTATGGATTGATGGCTTAGGCTTGGTCACAGACCGGCAATACCCGTACAGCGCAGTCGCTTCTGCCGTCGAGGTCATGGGCTATCCCGGCCAGGCTAATACGTTTATTACCAGCAGTTTCAGAACTGGCTATGTACGTCAGACAGGCGCTGAGTCTACGTTTCTAATTGCTTTATCTGACGGCAATTGGCTGCTTGGGATTGGCTCACCAGTCGATGCACCACAATCGCAATACGGCTTTAAGCTCTACGTGCTATCTGCCGGCCGCGATAAAATCCTGACAAGCACAACGGTTGAGCTGAAGCTATCTGGTAGCTTCGATAGCATGTATTCGTATACGGTTGGTATTCGCGAAATCAGCACAAATGTGTTTCGTGTTTACTACACCCAGGCAGCAAGCGGTTCAACCAACCCAACATCATTAGCGTTCCACACGCTGACATACAACACCGGCAGCAAAGCCATTACTGGCGCTGCAGGCTCGGTAGTACACACTCTGGGAAGTGGGGACTTTAACGCCTCGCGAGCAGCTCGCCGCCACAACCAAGGTCAGCGTTGGCAGGTCATCGGCAGCTCCAGTGATAACCTGCTTTGCCTTGATATGCAAAACGGCACTATCACGAACTATTCAGGCCCGGGGCTTGGCGGCTTCCCTGAAACCGAATTTGATGAATCAACCGCTGGCAATGAATGGGCTGTTGTATCAAGTAGCGGCGGCGTCAGACAGCTTGCCAAGGCGGGTACTTCAACAACTAAAGCGCTTCCGTCCAACCTGGTATCAGATGGCTGCTTCGGTGTCGGCTGGAGCATTCGCATGCTTGAGCCGCGGAGATTCTTGGCCAAACGCGCCAATGCCGGCGTCTGCATAATGAAGGTCGTAGCTTTCGATGCTGCATATGACACCGCAACGATCTGGGCATTGGATGCCGCCCATCCTGATACCGCAAGCAGTTATATCGGGGCCGTGTTTAAGCGCACTGATGGCTTATACATTGTCGAGAATTTTGCTGTAGGCCCAAGCGCATTCTACTGGGATGGCGCAAGTGCGCCGACCAACTACCGGACTCACCGTAAGACATTCCGAAACATTGGTGATGTGAAAGCGGGAAGTATTCAGTCAACCGATAAAATTGCCCGCAGCGCTTACACAGAATCAAGCAACTCGGCAGGCACGATTGCAAGAAGCACTGCGATCATCAGCATGAATGCGGGTGTCGCACTGTCTTGGGCGCCAGCAAAAATTGGCAGAGTCCTAACCAACACGGCAGCGGCATCACTTGCTGAAGTCGAGCTGTACGATAACAGCCGCTATATCGGTGATGATCTTCGCACCGGCGCAGACTCACCAACCGCGCAGATGGTGACAACAAAGCTGGCTCTCGATTTGTCATCAGCAAAATTTGCGGTCTGGTCGTCAAGCGGCTCGATCGATGAAGGTGATTTTGTTTCTGGTCATGCGACGGAATACGACGAGCTTAAAAACGCCGGTGCAACAGTAAGCCTTGGGAGCGGCGCAGCCGTGGCGTTTGATGGAGGCAAGTCTGTCTATGCGTCTGCCGGCCGCACCGCAGATACTGGCCGTTCAGCATCACTGCTAACCCTGCACACATTCTCCCGGTTCAATGACTTTCAAGGGAGCCCGGCAACTGGCTGTATTTATCGCGCAAAGAGCAATAAACCGTTTGTACTGTTCGTGTCTGGGCAATCATCAAACATCGCGGAGGGTGAATGAAACCTTTAACTCCGGTGAGCGCTACACCATCTAGCGCACCGCCACCAGTATTCACTTACGCCAATCAGGCGGTAAGTATCAACGGACAGAGCCGGCAATTTACGCCGGCTTTTTTCCTTCATGAGGATGACCTGATCCGGATTGAAGCTGACCTGATGGATAAGGACGGTCAGGGTAATTCGTTTGTGGTGCCATTTAGCACGCCACATGAAATTACTGCACCGGTTGTTCCACACGCGCAAGGGAAGCCGTTTGGTAATGATAAATACTTCAGGACTGAAATCACTGCAGGCCATGTCGTGATGCAGGGCAGGCTGCCATCCGGAGACTGGAAGCTGCTGGCTGATCGCATCAATCAATCTCTAAAAGAGATCAAAGCCAATTTTGAAGTCTCACTTTCGCCAATCACGTTCTTTGTGAGCACTCCCATATGATCAAGAGCCCAATCATCCAGCAGTACGTGCCGGTGATTTATGCCGGCTCATTAAAACCTATCTCACTGGCCATTATGGTAGCTGACCGCATCTGGTTCAGCCATGCAGCTTTTGATTGCGGTGACCATGTGTTGGAAGCCCGCGGCGGTCATGGCGTTGTCGAAACACCGATAGAGGAATTCTTGCTGCGCTATGGCTGGATTAGGCGCGGCCGTTATCCAACTGCTGTACATCCAGATGATTGCATGGCCAAAGCACGCAGCTTGATTGGTTTTGACTACGACGAACAACAGATATTCCGCATGGCTGTTGGCAATGAAACAGAAGTTGATTTGGAGCCTAACAAGCTCATTTGCACTGAGTACATTGCCACGTGCACCCAAACACCGAACCCGGCTTATTGGCACCGCTATCGCATTCGTGATGCCTATCGCCACACCATTTTTGAAGCAAGGAATCCGCATGGCTAACTGGCTCAATGTGGAAATCAATCAGTGGACTGATGTTTTTGCAGCGCTCGACATTACTCCCGGTCTTGCACTGATGTTGCAGAACATTGGGCAATCCAGACTGGCCTTTGCCATCAGTGATGTTTCGCCGCCTGAAGGGCAGATAGACCTGATCGCAAAGGTTGACGACATCATTGAAGTCAAGGCTGGTGCAGCTGGGCTCTGGGTTAAACAGTACCAGGGCAACAAGGGTGAAGGCTTGCTGGTAGGCCGCACAAAAACAGACTTTAGCAAACTACGGCCATATACCGGGCTTGATCAAGTCTCTGTATCTGGCGGCACCGGGGGAGGTGGAACCGTGACAAGCCATAGCAGCTTGACCGAGTTAGACGCAGATGATCACCTGCAGTATTTCAACCAGGCGCGCGGGGATGTTCGTTACCTTCGAAAAGGGAACACCGTACCGGCCGACATCACTGGTCTAAGTGATCTGCTCACAACGCTGACCAACGCTGTCGACGCCCGGGTGATTAAGGTTGTCGGTAAAGGTTTATCTGCCAATGATTTTACTGACCTACTGTTGGCCAAGCTCAATAGCTTGCCCTCCGGTAGTGCCGGCAAGGTGAGCTGGGCGGATATCGTGGGTTTCACGCTGCCTGCCCACAACCACAATATTGCAGAAGTCTCAGGGCTTCAGGCTGCTCTGGATGGGAAGGTGAATGTTCAAGCTGGCAAGGGGTTATCGACCAACGACTACACCACTGCTGAAAAGAACAAGCTAGCCAGTATCGAAGGGAGCCATTACCGCGGGGTTTATGCAACGTTAAGCGCATTGCAAAGCGCCGTCACAACGCCAGTTGCAGGTGATTATGCTGATGTCGATGCGGGGGCCAGCACTGCTGTGTCCCGCTTCATCTGGGATGCATCAGACAGTAACTGGGTGCAGCAAGTGGCAAGTGGCGGCTCGATGACCGGCGCACAGATTAAAACTGCGCTGTTCGCCGAGGCCGATACCAATAACTTCAGCAATAGCTACAAAGCCAAGGTTGATGGTATTGCCACTGGCGCGACCGCTAACGCATCTGATGCTCAGCTCAGGGATAGAAGCACTCACACTGGGACGCAGGCGATTAGCACTGTATCTGGATTGCAAACTGCTCTTGATGGCAAAGCAGGCACATCTGCGGCCACCACATCAACGCCGGGCCTTATGTCTGGTGCTGATAAGACCAAGCTGGAAGGAATAACGTCCGGAGCTACAGCAAACGCCACAGATGCGCAACTGCGCGACCGTTCAACACATACCGGCACCCAAGCCATTTCCACTGTCTCAGGACTTCAAACAGCCTTGGATGGCAAGCAAAAAACAATTACACAGAGCGCCACTCAGCCCGCATCGCCGCAGGTTGGTGATTTGTGGATCCAGACTTAGGAGCTTTTATGAGTTTGCATACGGAATTATCAAAAGCTGAATATGGTGGGCTTAATAACGAGCAGGCTCTTGCTGCCCTACAAGCCGTTACAGTCACCGAAGGTAACCTGATCCCTGCAACGACCATTAATCAATTGTTTGCATCGTTGGACCTGACCGGTTTTATTCAGGATATTGCAGCAGATCACCAGCATACGTTCAGACATAAGATGGCATCCGTGATTTTATCTATTGGCGGTGATCATCCATTCAATTTCATTGAAGGCACTACGGCTGGCGAAGGAAACCTTTCCATGCTTAACGCCATGATTGCACAGCTACCTGAACTCTCAGCGCAGCTTTCGCAGTTCAAAGCCATAGTCCATGCAATGGCAAATAGAAGACGGCCATTCGCCGGGGTAACTCTGGCTGACGTGATCAAAGCCCGCGCGGTCCAGCTAGATGGTCAATGGCACGAAATCGAAGCAACCAGCAATCGTCAGTTTGTAGTTCGCTTGATGTCGGCGCCTCCAGAGCCAACATCTATCATTGTGCAGGCGCAGGACCAGTATGGCGACGGTGTATCTGATTGGTATCACGCCACCGCAATTCACGGTATCAATGGTGCACGCGAACACCAAGCACCGCTTCCGTATAATGGTTATCCGCGCAAACTGCGTTGGAAGTGTGATTATCAATTGAACTTTGCAGTGAGCCTGCGCTAATGCCAAATGCAATGTCGACAGTCGGTCAGGGCAGTTCTGTATATCTGACGATGCCCGCTTGCTCAATCAATGCTGGTGCCAATACAGATATCAGCGGTATTGAATTCGACATTAAGCCGATAGGCGGAAACGCTGCTGGTTTTTTTAATATCGCTGGGATTAGCGGGAACAACACCACGGCGTTACGAATCGAGGTTGCTACGGGTACGCTGCAATGGCGATACAGCGGGACAGTTTACTTGTCTAGTGCTGCCGGCGCGGCCCCGATGAATGAGCGGGCAAAATACGGCGCAGAATTCGACGAATCGACAACATCCCTATACCTCACCAAAAATGGGGCACGGATCGCCGGCCCGTATGTCGCCGCAGCGAATTCGTTAACAACAAATATCGCATGGAATCAGATTGGCAGAGTTGGTACATCGTCACCTTCGCCACAAACATTTGAGCTTTATGGTGTTCGCACTTACGGCGGCAATGCTACATACCAAGCACCGTGGGACGAGACCGGTGCCAGCGGCAGCGGGGTGAACTGGGTGGATGATAGCGCAACCCGAAACCTGACAATTACTTCATATACTGGCGCAATGGATAGTTGGTGGTTCTTTTATTCTGGCTCGTCACCCGGTACACAAATCAAGCTTTTCGACGGCGCAGCATTTGTTTCAAAATCCTTGAAACGATGGGACGGTTCAGCGTTCACAGACATCACAGTGAAACGATGGAATGGCACTGCGTTTATCGACCTGTAATGGTTGAACAAAGGCGCAGATAGCTTATTATCTACACATACTGCACGACCCCTTGCCCAAGCCTTTTTCAGCAATCAGCTGAGGTAATAAAACCATGTCAACCAATCTAACCAGCCCGGTGAAAGCCGCGGTTGATATCGCCTATTTGCCGCCAGAAAAGGCGGGTAACAAACGGATCTTTCCAGCACCGGCTGATGGTGCGCCGGTTCAGCGTATGCAGCCTGTAACTGCGTTGGAGCAATCTGGCCAAACTGTTCAGGGGAAGCCTTCAAACACAGCACCCGAATACTCACAGGGCGCATCGGCCTCGGTGCTGCCTGGTGATGAGAATCCGGATAAGCCTGGTGGCGGTTTTAATGGCGGATTATTGCGGCTGGCCCAACAACAACAGGCAGCTGGTGGTGCGCAGATAGCAGTGCCAACTCAGGCTGCGGTCCAGCCGGTGCCACCCATCCAACAAACGACCGCTACGCCGGCACAGGCTGCGGCAACGACAGGTGCTGTGACACCGCCAGTGTTTGAGTACAAGCCGGTAGGTGCTGATTTACTGAAGAATGCCCCGGCAATGACCGTGCCCACTGCTGCAACAGTACAAGGCACTTTTACGAAGGACGGTTATGCCGGCGTTCAGGGCAATACAAATTTCAGCTATAAGCCGGGCGCGGATTCACTGGTTGAAAATCGCATTACTGGTTTGCTGGATCCAAACAGCGCCATTATGCGCAAAGCCAAGGCCGAAGCCGATCAATACGCAGCCACCCGTGGCCTGCAATCGTCCAGTATTGGTGGTGAAATTGCGCTATCTACGATGGTGGATAAAGCGATGCCGATCGCGACGCAAGATGCAAACACCTACAACCAGGCCCAGCAGCTTGGCTGGCAGCAGTCATGGCAATCCGGCGAAAACAATTTGGGCCGCACGCATGACGCCTCAATGGCGGATAAGCAGGGCCAGTACCAGACCAACCTTCAGAACACTCAGATCGCAGCGAGCGCTGCAGAGAATGCCGCGAATCGTCAAATGCAGGCTGAGTTGCAAAAGCTACAGTACGCACAACAGGCAGGCTTGCTGGATGCTCAAGGCTTGCAGCGAATGCAGGAACTGAACTTCCAAGTGCAGAGCAATACTTATCAGCAGGAGCGTGGCGCGCAGCTGCAAACCGAGCGCGACAAGTTGCTGCAGGATATGTCTAACCAGACCATCGACAAGCAGTATCTGCAGCAGCTTCAGTTGACTCGAGTGCAATATGATCAGCAGGACAAGCAGTTCACGGCTCAATTAACTGCTGATTCGCAGGTCAGATATCGCAATGCCGTTGAAACAGCCTACAACAACTATCTGGCTCAAGTTGGTGCCATTCAGGCAGATCCAAACATGACTGCCGAACAGAAGGCCGCAGGCGCTGCTTACATGCAGCAGCAGCTGGATGCACACCGCAAGTCGCTGGAAACGCTATACGCCGTGATTGGCGCGCCAGCCACCGGTACTGGTTCAACGACGAACCCACCAACCGGCACCAGCAATCCAACCAATCCACCAATGACCACGAACCCGGTCAACGGCGGCAGCACTGGCGGCTGGAAAAATGGAACCCAAGAACCATGATCCGCTTTGGTACGCACGCTGACATCCCTGCGATGCTGGCGATTGGCAAGCAGGTGATTGCACAAGCTAAGACCCTGAGTTGTGAGCTAGATCCAGAGCTTGCAGCCAAAACCATCCGGCAAGCGCTCAATCACCGAAAGCATGCTGTATTTATCGCAGAGAAAGCCGGCCATGTTGTCGGCTTTTTTATTGCCATGCAGGACCAGTTCTGGTTCAGCAAAACCCACTACGCAACTGATTTAGCGTTTTGTGTCTCGCCGGAGCACCGGGACCAAGCCGTCTGGCTTTTACGCCGGTTTATCCGCTGGTGCCAGGCAAATGGGATTGCGCATATTCAGCTGGGTCTGAGTACGGGCCTCGACACCGAAGGCCGCACCGGCCAGCTCTATGAGACGCATGGCCTGAAGGCAGTCGGCGGTATCTATTCAACAACATTCGATTCGGAGGCCACATGAGCGGTCTGGTCAAAGGCGTGAAAAAAGTATTTAAGGCTGTGGTGCCTATTAAAGCCGTGGCAAACGTGGTGAAAAAAGTCGTGAAGTCCAAAGTGTTTAAAGTCGTTGCTATCGCAGCGCTGGCTTACTTTGGCGGCGCCGCAGTGATGTCGATGGCCGGTGGCGGCACGGCAGGTGCTGGCATTGGCTCAGCCTGGGGAGGCATTCAGGGGGCCGGTAGTGCACTTGCGTCCGGAAATATTGGCGGGGCGTTTTCGGCGCTCAGTAACGGATTCACTGCAGCAGGCGCAACACAAGCAACAACCTTTGCAGGTGGCCAAGCAGCTGCACAAGCTGCCATCTCCGGTCAAACCGCGGCGATTGGTGCGACACCAGGCGCTTACACTGGCAAAGCCATGGAAACGTTCGTGGCTAACGGCGGTAACGCAATTCAGGCCGCAACGCCTGTTGCAGCGCAGACAGCGACCACAGCCACCAGTACACCAGGTTTACTTGCGAACATCGGTGACGCCAGTAAAGCCGCATTGATCACCAGCGGCGTGAATATGGCCGGTCAAATGGTTCAAGGCTACGCCCAGCAAAAACAAGCAGAAGAGCAGGCCGCAAACCGCGATTACTTTGGCGTTAATGGCAAAGGCCAGAAGACGACACTGCCCGGCGTTGGCTTGTTGGATCCGTCCAACATCATGCCGCAAAACCCAGTGCCACAGCTGCAGCCTATCAAGTCACTCGATGACCTGATTGCCAAACAGCAGCAAACCGTCAACACCTACCAAAAGTGGAGCGTATAAGCCGTGGAAGAAACGATGCAACAAGGTGAGGTGCAGGCGACACCAGAAGAAGAGGCGCAACTGGAACAGGGTTTCGATGCTGCCCTCAAGGTGATCCACGCACCAGGTAAAGCCGGTGACAACATCGCGAGCATGGTGCTAGATGCTCAGCAGGTGCAACAGGGTATCGGTCAGGCTGTGGCCACTGTGCTTATCACCGTCGAAAAGCAAATGCAGTTGACTGACGATGTGAAGCTGGCGCTGGCTGAGCGGATCACTGATGAACTGGTGGCTCTGGCGATTCAAGCCGGGGCAGTGGCAGAAGATGAAGTGACAGACCAGATGACAGATGCACTGGCTAGTCATGCGATGAGCACTTATCTGGCGATGAAAGAGAGTCTCGGAGAGCTGGACAAAGATGAGTTATCCGCCAATGTGCAGGAAGCTCAGGCGTTTATGAGCCAGCAACAAAAACCAGCAGCACCGGCACAGTCTGGCGGCTTGCTGCAGCGCGCGCGGGGGTAATCATGGCAGGTTATGGTTTATTGGCTGGCTTCGGCCGCGGCCTGAGTCAAGGGGCTGAGCTGTTGAATCGTGGGATGGCTGAGGACCGTGAAGTTGAGCGGCAGCGTTTGCGCGAAGAATCAATGAATGCACGCTGGAAGCGGCAAGAAGAGCGTGAGGATGCTCGTTACAGTGACGAGAAGAAATACCGGGACGAGCGCATCAAGGTCGAGGATAAACGCTATAACGACCAAAAAGCTGCACAGTCAGCTGCGACCACGCAGGCGCAGAACAACGCTGACCGGTCGTATAACCTGCAGGAACGCCAGATGACCTCGCAGGAAGAGGCTCGGCGAGTTCAGCGCATCGAAGAAACACTGGGTCGGATCCAGACCAAGTTTTCCCGCGAAGGCGAGCAGATTGACCGGAAGTATGACCGGCTGATTGATCAGGCCGCTCCAGAAGACAAGCAAGCACTATACGAGCAGCGTGACCGTGAGCATGCTGCGCTTGGTTCTAAGCTTGAGGGAGAAATGCTGCCCGCCCTCAAGTCATTCGGCGACGGGCTGAAAGGCACCTCGTATGCTTCATACATTGATGTGCTTGCTGAAATGAATAGACAAAAAACGGGACCAGAACCATTGAGCCAACAGACCGAACCGGCGGCATTTAACCGTGGCGCTGCAGTTGGCACTGTGTTGCAGCAGCCCGGTGGCCAAGCCTCACCGGTCAATGCAGCTGGCGCAACAACAACGCCGGGGCTTTTAAATCCCGGATTCTTCAACGGGTTTAAAGACAGTGCGCACGGCGACATCAACCCGCTGCAGATTGACGAAACCAACATCACGCCCGCTCAGCTCGCTACGACTCGCACCGGCCAGGCGCTGGGTTATTTCCCTGGCAAGTTTGTTGACGCGGTTCAGCAGGTTGGGCAGGTCGCACAGCCTGCTTGGAATTACCTCAACAATCCAATGAATCAAGGTCGCAAATAAGCGGCCTTTTTCTTTTCTGCACCTGTAAACAGGAATAAACATGGCACTGAATTTTTACCAGTACACAAAATCAGCTGATAAGTACGGCGCGGTCGCACAGCCGGAACCTGTTAAGCCATCGGAGCCCGGCTTGCTCAGCAATATGGGCCGCAGTGCCGCATCAGGCGCTTTGTCTGGTGTCGGTGGTATCTTTGATTTTGTTGGTGCTGACGGCATAGCCAAACAGTTCTATGGCTGGTCTGACGATGCTCGACAAAGCATGTCAGTTGAAGCTCAAGCGGATCTGGCAAAGCCGTTTTTTACCGAGAGTGACCAAGGCGAAATTCAGCTGGGCGACGGGCTCACCGATTTAGATACCTGGCTGCTGACCATGGCCAACGTGGCCGGCCAATTTGCACCAACTGCAATTCCTGGTGCGGGCCTTGCCAATGCCGCAACCAAAGCGCTGAAGCTCGGCGAAACCGGCGCCAAAATTGCGACAGCTGCTGGTATGGGTGCAACTGGCGGTGCATCGGCAACCGGTCAGGGGATGGAGCAGGCGCGCCAAGAATGGCTGCAGATGCCGGATGAGCTCAAGCTGCAATCTGACCTATTCAAAAACACTATCCGCGAAATGAAGCAGGCCAAGCCTGAGTTGGATGGCGAAGCTCTTTGGACTGCGGCTGAAGATAACGTGGCTGAACGTCTGGCTTCTGAAGTTCAGACAGATCCAAAAGTGCTGCTGGCTAACTTTGCCGGATCAGCGATTGCAGATCCAATTATTGGCCGGGCATTGACCGGCGCTCGCCTGGCGAAGTCTGGCGCATTCCGCTCAGCCGCTAAAGGCTTTGCGATTGAAGGTGGCACGGAGGCAGGTCAGGCGGCTGTTCAGGAGTACGGCATCAATCAGGCTCTGTCTCAGGTTGATGGTCGTGATCCAATGGACGGAGTTGCCATTGCCGCACTCAATGAAGGTGTCGCAGGCGGTACGCTCGGCGCTGCAGCCGGTGGCGTCGGTGGTTTGCTGAACCGCAAACAAGCAGAGCCGGTTAAAGATCCAGAAGCTGACGCTATCCGCGATAAAAACCCAGACTTAGCCAGCGCATTCGATGGAATGGCGCAGTCAGCAGCACAGCGCGAATCTGATTTGCAAAGCATCATCGGCGGCATGCCAGCAATCAGCCAACCAGCACTTGAAGGTGAGTTGCTGGATCCGGAGCAGGCCGCAGGCCCGAACTACAACCCGAACCAAATCGGCATGCAGGCGCGCATCGGTGGCCCTACAGTCCCGCGCATTACTCAGAAAGATGTCATCTTTGCTGCCGATGGCCGCACTGAAGCTGAACGCAATCCTGCAATGGAAGGTGAGTGGTTAAGCCCGGAGCAACGAGCAGCCAATGCAGCTGCAGGCTTTATTGAAAATGCACCGATTGATCTGGAATCTGAGCAGGTCAAACAAGCAAAGGCCGAAATGGAGCGGATGCGAAACCAGCCGCGGCAGATCGCAGACAAAAACATCATCTTTGCTGGTGATGGCCGGCCGCAGCAGGCAACGCAGGAATTTACCGACAACCTGCATAGCCAGGCTAATGAAGCGGCATCAGTCCCGCGCCTGCCACAAAAGGACATCATTTTCGCCGGTGATCAATCCGGCGTTCGCGTCAAAGGCAACGGGCAGGTATATCTATCACCGCGCGAAGCCATGACCAGCAAGCAGGCCCGCGCAATGAAGCGCAGCGGCACACCAGTTGAGGCTGTACCTTTCGGTGATGGTTGGGGCTGGCGAGTAAAAGAATCGCAGCCAGAGCAAGTTGTTCAGCCAGTTGAGCCAGCACCAATTCAGCTGATGAAAAGCGGCAGGCCATTTAGCACAGAAGCCATGATGCTCAAGAGTGTCAGCTACAAGGAAGCAGCCTCCACGGGCGCTGAGCTGGAACCAGTCAAAGTCGAAGGTGGCTTTGGTTTTCGCGTGAAAGCCCCGAGTATTTCTGATCCTGCCCCGCAAAATGCACCGGAAGTGCAGGCGCGGCCAGCTATTGATGGTCGACCAACTGGCAAAGCATCCGTTGCTACAACGCCAGCCGGTCGTGATATCGATGTTGAATACCAGGTCGTTGAAGCGAACTCGCTGATCACTTCTAATCTGGAAGATGGCCGGAGCAATCCGGATTTTCCACCAGAGCTTCAGCCGCGTGACCGCAGTCGTGCAGCAAGTATGGATCAGATCAACCGTATCGCCGGTGCGGTAAATCCGCGCCTGCTGGCTGAAAGCCCGACGACTTCGGACGGCGCGCCAATCATTTCAGCAGATGGCATTGTGGAATCTGGCAATGGCCGCAGCTTAGGTATTCGAAAAGCATACCGCCAGGGTGGTGCAGAAGGTTACCGGCAATGGCTGAGTGAAAACGGCTACAACGTCGATGGCATGAAACAGCCGGTGCTGGTTCGCGTCCGCCGGACTGAGCTGTCACCAGAGGACCGGCTGGCATACATCAAAGAATCAAACCAGCGCACCACTTTGGAAATGTCTGCCACTGAGCAGGCTGCATCGGATGCGTCGAAGATGTCAGGCGTGGTTGCCGACTACATAGGCGGCGAAATCACATCTGCTGAAAACCGGAGCTTTGTGCGTAAGTTCATGCAGAACGTAGCCGGCGAAGCCGAGCGCGGTGGTCTGATGGACTCAAGCGGCGTGCTGTCACAAAATGGCCGGCGCCGGATTGAGGCAGCTCTGCTGTCTGCGGCTTACGGTGATGATGGTATCGTGGCTGAAGTGTTTGAAAGCGGCGATACGGATATCAAAGCAATCGGCGGTGCACTGCTTGATGCTGCCGGCAAGTGGGCTCAGATGCGAAATGCTGGGCGCGATGGCATGATTGCCGATGGTATGGATGTTACCCCGTTCCTGCTGGAAGCAGTGAATCTGATCCGGCGTGCTCGGGGTGAGGGCAAGGCGCTGATTGAACTGGTCAGCACTGATGACATATTTAGCGGTTCACTCCCTGATGCAACTCGCGCCTGGTTGTCTATCTTTTATCGTGGCGATACGCTGTCACGCGCTCGCGGTCGTGATAAGGTTGCAGAGTATTTAATTGGCTATGCAAATGAAGCATTAAAAACACAGCCTGGTGATGGGCTTTTCGGTGACGTTGTAACGTCAGATCAAGTAATGGGAGCGCTTAATGAGCGAATCACAAACCAAGAAGGCAGCGGCGCCCAGCAAGGCGGATTGTTCACCACTGGCAATGCAGGTAATGGTGAAACTGGGCCGAGAACGAGCCGAGAAGGACAAGGATCCAGTGCTGAACGCTCTAATGGACCAGATCGAGAGCAACCAGAAAAGCCCGCAGTAAACGCTGAACCCACTACCCAGACCCCGGCCGATGCCGGGGTTTCTGTTTCTGAGCCTTTGGAACGTATCGACGACTTTGGCGAGAAGCTTGGTGGTGCTCGCAAAGATGTTTGGGCCGGCTTCTCTGAGGCGGTAAGCGGCGAAGTTGATACAAGAGAGCTGCCGCTGTCTAAATCATTCCCTGAGCCAGACTATGTGAAGATGGCTGCTGATGGCGTATCAATGGAAACGCTGGCCATCATCGCAGCTATGCGCTCTGAAATTCCAGCTAAGCCGCGTGTCTCGTACAAAGTCAGGCGCTGGGCTGAGAAAGTTGATGTATTGCGTAACTTTGCCCGGGATCTGATTAGCGGCGAACTGACGCCGGACCAAGTGATTGCTGCTATGTTCAAAAGTGGCGGCGAACTTCAGGCGATGGCTGATGCTATCCCTGCAATCGCTCAGGCCAATCCTGAAACTATCAAGTTTGCTGCAAAGTACCGGCTTGGCTCAGGTTCGTTCAGCATGTTTCGCGGTCAGGAATATCGACCATCAAAGACCTTTTACTACCCACAAAATGGCGGCACAGAAATTCTTGATTTGGCCAGCCCAGATAAGCAGGGCGCGCTGGATAACTTGGTGAAACTGATCAAGGCAGAAGCCGCGGCGAATCCTGAAACTGCCGGGCAAAAGCAAAGCAAGATTTCAATCTACACCGACCGCTCTACGAAGCAAATCTACCTTGGATGGGCGGGTGGCAGCGGCGTGCTGCGGATCCAAGATTTCGCTACCGTCAACGAAGCACGCGAATATCTAAAATCCAACCGTGCTGATGTGGAAGCCAAGCTGAAGCAACTTAAGCAAGTGCCTGAGATGCGCCGGCCAGAGAACAGGAAGCGGGTCGGGCCTCCGCGCTTTGCAGGCAGTATCACGCCAGCAATTTTTGCAGATACCTTTGGTTTCAGAGGCGTTGAGTTTGGTAATTGGGTAGAGCAGGGGAAGCGGCAGCGAGATCTTAACGAAGCCTATGATGCGCTCATGGATCTTGCCGATGTACTTGGCGTCCCGCCAAAAGCACTGGCTTTAAATGGCGAGCTTGGCATGGCATTCGGTGCTCGCGGAAAAGGCGCTGCAACAACTATCAAAGCTGCTGCTCACTACGAGCCGTCTTATGTGGCAATCAATTTAACCAAAGAGTCAGGGGCCGGTTCGCTGGCACATGAATGGTGGCACGCGGTTGATAACTACTTTGCGCGACTGTCTGGTAATCCAAACAGCTTTGTGACCGAAGGCGGCAACATCCGTGGTGGTGACTTGCGGCAAGAAGTGCGCGATGCTTTCACAGCACTCATTTTGGCTATTCGAAAAACCAAGATGTTTCAGCGTGCATCAACGCTTGATTCGCGGCGTAGTAAGCCTTACTGGTCGTCAGAAATCGAAGCATCAGCCAGATCCTTTGAAACATTCATCATTACAGAACTGGAAGCTAAAGGGTTTAGCAATGACTACCTGGCAAACGTAGTTGATCCGGAAGTGTGGGGCGCAGTCGAATCAGCAGAGCAGACTTACCCGTACCCAACCAAGTCTGAGCAGGAGATCATCAATCCAGCTTTCAGGGCATTCTTTGATACGTTGCAGACCAAAGAAACTGATAAAGGCGTGATGCTTTTCAGTAAATCCGTCAGCAAAGCTGATGCTGAGCAATATCGGATTGAACTTGCAGACAGTTTGCGATCTTTGAAATCAAATGTTCCTGTGATTCGCATCGGGAAAACGCCAGACATACTCATTAGACTTGGTGTTCCTGAATTGGATTTAGGGATTTGGCGTGACACTGTTAGGAAGGCGACTAACGGTATAAAACATTCAGTGTCGATGAAAGATATTGAATTACTGCCAGAGCATCTGAGCGATCCGGTCGCTGTCTTTAAATCGAAAAGTCACGGAAAAGTGATACTAATTGATGCCGTCGATTCGAATGGAGATCCGGTAGTAGCGGCTATCCATTTAGAGCAGAAGGAGGGGCGGCAATTAGTCATTAATCGAGTTGCAAGTATTTATGGGAAAGAGAATGCAGCAACTGCATTGGCAGGATTTGAGCTTGAGTACATTGATAAAAACAAAAACCCCGAGCTGGTACGGCATCTTGGTCTAATTCCAAGGAGCGGTTCACCTTCACGGGGTTCTGGCGAAAATGTACTCACCAAGGACGATCTTGTCAAGGAAAACCCTGACATCCAGTTCACTCAACAAAACACCATCAAAGCAAAGCCGGCGCGCGGCGTGAATGCCAAACTGGCTAAGCAGATGGTGTCCAGCATTATGAAGCGCTTGAATGGTGCGGCCGGCATTAAAGTTGTCGTGCTGGAGACTCAAGCTGAAGCCGAGAAGCTGTGGCAAATGTCGCTGTCTGGTGACCTGGTACGTGGCGCCTACAACCGTGCAACCAATACCGCCTATGTGATTGCCGAAAACGTGAAGTCACTGGATGAATTGCGGGAAGTGCTGGCGCACGAAGTCATTGGCCATGGTGGCCTGCAGAATGTGATCAGCAAAGCCGATTACACCGCATTCATTGACCGCCTGAAACAGACTCGGAACAACCGAGCCTTTGCAAAGCAGTGGGCTCAGATTGATAACGACTATGACGGATTCAGCGAAAACGACAAAGCCGAGGAACTGTTCGCCTACTTTGTTCAGAACAAGCCAGTCACCGGCCCAGTGAAGTTCTGGTGGAATGCACTCAAACGGTTCCTGCACAAAGCCTTGGTTAAGGCCGGTCTGGCGAAAGCTGGTGATCCGGATGTTGAGGCTATGCAGGATATGCTGGAGTCGATTCGTGCCGGCTTTATGTTTAGCCGCGCCGTTACCGTGACTGGGGCTGACTCCGAGTTGGCATTCAGCAAAACCCGCACCACAGAACAGGCCGATGCACTGGGCAAACTGGGGCTTGGTGAAGAGGCTGCAGAAACTGTGGCCGAGCAAGCTAAGCGCCGAGCCAATGAAACTGTCGACACGCTGAAAAGCAGCTCATTCTGGAAGCGGTTGAATGAAGGTATCTTCGATGGCCTGTATGGTATTAAGCAGGCTGAAGAAGCTGCAGGCATCACGGATCCAAACAAACAAGGCTATGTGTCTGCCCGGCTGGCGTCTGGCCTGTCCGATATCCTGCACGGTGTTTTCCACTATGGCGCGCCAGTTTGGAAAGATGGCGTTGTGCAGCGCAAAGCTGATACCAAAGGCTTGTTGGAAGTATTCGGCATGCTGGGCGATGACCTGAACGAATGGCTGGCATGGATGGGCGCCAATCGAGCAGAGCGCTTAATGGCTGAAGGCCGCGAGAACAATCTGAGTCAGGCTGACATTGACGAACTCAAAGCAATGGCGGCTGGCAAAGAGGCGTTGTTTGAGCAGGTCCGGCAGGAATACAACAAGATCAATAGCTCCATCATTGACCTGGCTGAAGAGGTTGGGCTGTTAAGCGCGGAGCAGCGCGGTGATTTTGATGAAGAGTGGTACGTGCCGTTTTTCCGCAACATGGAAGAAGAAGTGGATCCGGAAATGTCCGGCATTGCCGCTATGGTCCATGGCCCGCGCAGCCGCAAGGGCATTGCGGGTCAATCCGCGCAAATCAAAGAGCTGAAGGGCGGGCGCCAGTCCACGAAAGACTTGCTGGAGAACATCATCCATCGCCAGTCAACCATGATTGATGCTGCCATCAAGAATAAAGCCATGGCCGAAGTGGTGAGCAATCTGGAAGGCACGCCATTCATGCAGGCAGTTGATAGCCCGGACATTGCAGCGCTGAGCCAGACCGAGCTGAACTTGCTGCAGAAAGTGAAGGTTATGCGTAACGGCAAAGCTGAGGCGTACACAGTCACGGATCCGGCACTGCTGCGTGGTCTGCTGCAAATCCACACCATTGGCAACCAATCGCTGTTCAACCGCATGGCCCGCAGTGCAAAGCGGTTCCTGACCGCTGGTATCACTTTGAGCCCTGATTTCATCATCAAGAACTTTGTGCGCGATGCGGCACATGCCTGGATGATCAACAAAGACGGTTTCCGGTTTGGCGCTGACTCAGTGGCCGGCCTTCGCAAAGCATTCGCTGAAGATGAAGCATACCGGGATCTGATTTTCTCGGGTGCTGCATTCCAAGGCGGCTACGTCCATGGGGCAGATCCGGAAGCTGCAGCGCAGCAGGTTCGCCGGGCACTTCGCAGTAAAGGTCTGGGCGAGGCTGATATCCAGTCATACATGGAAAGTCTGATCACAAAAGGTGGTCAGCTGCTGGAAGCGTACCGCACTGCGTCAGATAAGGTGGAGAACGCCAACCGGTTGAGCACCTATGAAGCAGCGTTGGCCGGTGGCAAGTCTCGCCGGCAGGCTGCGTATGAGGCGAAAGACCTGATGGATTATTCGCTCAAAGGCAACTTTGCGCTGATCGGCACCATGATTGATATGCTGCCTTTCTTCAATGCCCGGCTGCAGGGTATGAGCAAACTGGTCCGCGCTATGAAAGCCGGTGAAGGTGACCGCGTATTGAAAGTGCTGAGTGCCAATTTGGCAATGAAGGGCTTGAAGGTTGCCGCATTCAGCCTGGCACTTGCCGCGATGAATGACGACGACGAGCGCTATCAGGAATTGCCGGACTGGGATAAGGACGCAAACTGGCACTTCTTTATTGGTGATGAACACTTCCGGATCCCGAAACCTTTCGAGCTGGGCATTCTGTTCGGCACCATGCCTGAGCGGATGTTCCACTATGCGGCCGGCAGTCAGCCAGGCGGTGACTTGGGCAAAGCCGCAGCGCACGCCGTGTGGAATACGCTGGCACTGAACCCAATCCCTCAGCTGGCGCTGCCGGTTGTTGAAGTGATGACGAACAAGTCATTCTTTAAAGGCAGTCAGATTGAAGGTATGGGCGATGCACAGCGCAAACCAGAGGACCGGTATAACGCCTACACCAGCGAAACCGCGAAACAAATTGGCGCGGCGTTTGGTGTAAGCCCGAAAATGGTTGAGCACTTGATCCTTGGCTACACCGGCACCCTGGGTGGATATGTGCTGGGCATGTCCGACATTGCTGCGCGGCAGATGCTGGGCATTGAAGCTGCTGATACACCAATCAGTCGCTATCCGGTGATCAAGGCGTTCTATCAGGGGGATGCACCGAAAACCGCAACCAAGTTCCAAGACGAGTTTTACAAGGCTCTGGAGGACGCCGCTGAAGCGCATGGCAGTTATAAGCGCGCGGTCGAAGAGGGTGATGTGGTACGCCAGCAAGATCTGAAAGAATCAGAGTCACAAGCATTGGGCGCCCGGGTTGCGCTGAACCGGATCCAACGTCGACTGAGTGAGCTGAACAAGCAGGCTGAGCTGGTGAACAATAATCAGAGTCTGAGCGGTGCGCAAAAACGGCAGAAGTTGGACGATATTACCAAGCGGAAAAACGAGCTGTATCAAAACGCCTATCTGCGTCATAAGCTGGGTGAGTGGTGATCACCCAGCAATAATAAGTACAACCATTCCAATCAGGCCAGACAGTAGGAATAGGTTTTCCGCCTGCTCGCGCTGCCTTGCCCCTTTCTTCCCGCCCCAATCCCCAAACCCGATATATAGCCCAATCCCAATAAGCGGCATGCCAATCAACCAGGTCAGGTTCTGGCCGGCAGCGAATCCGCCGATCACTAAAAAAAGCATAATGATAATGTGCATCGTGAACCCATCCGAAAAACACTGGTCATTAAACATACCTATGCCGTGACTAAGTTCAACCACCCTGAGTGACTGAATTATAAATTTCCACCGACAGTACTGGTCAGGCTAAAATGATCGCAATGCTTAGGGGGTACTTTTCGCTTTGATTACATACTGGTGTACATAAAAGCGAATTGGCTTAGATCTTTCTCATAAAAAACTAATGGAATCAATCATGTCTGAGAACTGGCAAGAATTTACCGAAGGAAGCCTTGCTGCGATTTCAGAACATTTCACGCTATAACATCCAGTTTCGCGGATCCTTCCAAGGGTCCGCTTTTCCAACCACTTAGCCTCATCAGTTTCATTCAAAACATTTCACATCGTTTCAGATAGTGACTGCAGAAATGTGTACATCCTTGATTGCAGAATTGCTATATTCTGGACACTGTGTACAGAATGAGTTTTCAAAATGTCACTTTCAGACAGTTGGCTGAAATCGGCGCACGGCAAAGAGTGCGACAAACCCTACGAAAAAACAGACCGCGATGGCCTGAGTGTGCGTGTATCGGCCAAAGGCAAAATTGTCTTTCAGATGCGCTTTCGTTACCTTGGCAAAATGCAGCGCTGTGACATCGGCACCTATCCACTTATCTCTCTAAAGACTGCCCGGGAAGAATGCCTGAGGTATCGTGCTGCTTTAGAGAAGGGCGATGATCCACGGATAGTAAAAGCGGTTGAACGAATGGAGCGGCAAAACGCCGGCACAGTCACAGAACTGTTTGAGCAGTGGTATAAATCTGATGTCGAGGGGCATAACGCTCAGGCTGCAAAGCTGTGGAGTTCTATCGACAAGCACCTATTGCCAACACTCGGGCATCTACCGGCCCAACAGATAACATTGCACCACTGGCTGGGCGTGATCGAACCGCTGGCCAAAAAGACTCCTGCAATGTCGGCTCGTCTGCTTCGGCTGACCAAGCAAATGATGCGCTGGGCGGTGAAGCGTAACCTGCTGGAATCAAACCCGCTGAGTGACTTCACCAGTGTTGACCTCAACATTAAGCGCAGTGTTGGTGAGCGGATCTTAAGTGATGATGATCTGCGCCGCTTATATGAGTACATCGAGACCAATCAGCAGGCAGAGCCAAAGAACCTGGCCTTTATCCAGCTATGCCTTCTATATGGATGCCGGAACGGCGAGCTGCGTAAAGCCAAGGTGGCTGACTTCGATTTTAAAAACCGGATCTGGACCATTCCGGCAGAGAACCGGAAAACCAACAAAACCGGCAAGCCACTGCTGCGCCCAATCCCGCCAGAGTTTGACGACCTGATCAAGCAGCTGATTGCATTGGCGCCGGGCGAATACCTAATCCCAGTGCGAGACAAAGACGAGCCACTAACCAGCAGTGCATCTGTCAGTTTGCCATATAAGGTGATGAACTGGTTTCAGCGCCGGCAGAGTATCAGCATGGAGCATTGGTCAATGCATGACTTGCGCCGAACAGCGCGGACGCACTTTAGCGGCCTGACCGAACCCCACATTGCTGAGATTATGCTGGATCACAAACTGCCTGGTGTCTGGCAGGTTTACGATAAGCATGATTATCTGGAACAACAGATGCGGGCCTACCAGGCATGGCACAGAAAGCTGATGATCATCATTGGCAAGGCTGAAGCTGATAACGTGGTTGAGATGAAGCGGGGGTGATTTATGCGTAATTTAGGTCTATTGGATAAGTCACCACAGGTTGCCAGCGCGTTGATAACTATTAGTCTTTTCACCTCTGTCAGTTTCGATTACGCACTTTTTAAAGTCTTGGGAATTTCAATCTCGCAGATGCCATTCAAATTAGAAGATCATATTAAATCGTGCGTTGATGTTTTTGCTTTTGTTTTTTCAGTATTTATCATGATTCAAATCACTAATTTTTTGCCGTTAAAAGGAAGCCCAAAAGCTATGTTGGCAAGCCCGTCAGAGAAACTGAAAAGTTTTAGTTTCCTCCCGTACTTTCTGTTGGGTTTATTTGCGATTCCTCTATACGGAGCGCTTCAAGTGCCATTTGGTTCGCAGTCTGTGATGCTTTATGCAATGAGTGCTATGGGGTTATATTTTTTCTTAACTATGACTTTCTTTAGTCACTTATATAAGGTTGCTGGGGACAATGCTAAACATATAATTTTCCTGATTTTTGCCTTGATGGCTGTGCCAGCTGCTGGGTTTATAAAGGGCGTATTTATTAGGGATGGGGTTGGATCGAAGGTACATTTTAAGGATGACTCAACATCACAAGGTTATCTTTTAATAAAGGCTACAACAGATTACTTTGTAATGTGGGATACAACAAAATCAGAAGTGATTCTGAAAAAGAGGGACAGTGCAGATACTGTCAGGATAGTTAACTGAGCCGACCTTCCAGCCGGCGCGTCGATATCGAGTCACGGCATGCCGCGCTGTAATCGCTAGGCGGGATCGGCTTTCACGGTGCCGCCTCATATTTCCGTGAAAACTCACTGCGGTTTTGCAGTCCTGCAGTTGACTGTTTCGTGTGGGTGCGTGGCTAAGTTATGAGTTAAACCTTTGCCAAGGGTAACTACGCGCTGCCATACGGCCAACTCCGCGCTAAGTCTCATTCAGAGTAATGAACTGCCAGCATTGGTTACTGGATAACGCTTGCCACCATTACTCTGGATTTCAGGTCCAGATGGTACGTTCAGCTCATTGGCTTTGGTGTCTGCCTCTGCCGCATCAGCCCGAAGCGCTTAACTGTTGGGGCCATTTTGCGCGACGCGGTTAGTACAAACACCAAACCAATAAACTGAGAGAGCCACCCCGTTGACTATGCCTCGTAAACTTAATTCAACGGGATGGAGTATTAAACTGGCCCCGCAGCCACCGATTTGAAGTTCGTTATGCTTTCAGCCTGGGCAAACCCTAAAACGTACAACGTGTTTAAAGTTTCGGCTGCGGGGTGTCGTTTATTTTGCCTGTGTTTTTTCTAAGTTCAATATCAGATACAGTGCAAAATGCGCTTACATTGCAGACCGATCGGAGCGAACGGAATATCGTCGTCAAAATCAATCGGCGGTGCCATCGGGCCTCCGGGCATTTGGTTCTGAGCTGGCGTTGGTGCCGGGCGCTGGTTATAGCCGCCTTGTTGTGGAGCTGGCCGCGCCGGTGCTGGCCGGTTCTGGCCTGCTTGTGGTTGTGGTACGCCGTTGTTACTGACACCATCCAACATCTGCAGCTCGTTGGCGATAATCTCAGTGGTGTAACGCTCGACGCCTTGATTGTCCTGCCACTTGCGAGTGCGCAGACGGCCTTCGATATAAACCTTGCTGCCTTTCTTTAGGTACTCACCAGCGATTTCAGCCAGACGCTGGTAGATCACTACGCGATGCCATTCGGTTTGTTCCTTCTTCTCATTGGTCTGTTTGTCAGTCCAACTCTCTGAAGTGGCAATGGTGATATTGGCGATGGCGCCGCCGGTGCCGTTATAACGCACCTCCGGATCCGCGCCTAAATTGCCGATCAAAATGACTTTGTTGATGCCTCTGGCCATATCCTTACTCCCAATCCACTACGTCATAACAGCCGATCACAACCATCCAGCCATTCTTGATCCGCTGCCATAGCGTTGTGCAGTTCTCTGCGCGCGCTGGCTTGTTGTCTTTGCGTCGGGTTAAGTCCCAGTTTTTGATTTGTTGCGCTGTGTATCTCATGCTTCCCTCGTTAGTTTCAGTTGTTCATTGGTGACATTGGCTGACTCTCGCCAGTCGCCGGTTCTTGTGTGCAGGTATTCTGCGTAATGGCCCGGGCCTTTGCGGTAAACAAACCGGCCAATTTGCACTGTGCCGTAGTGTTCGCCGGTGTTGCCGTTATGGCCTATTGGATCAATGCGCTCCAGCTCCATCTTCCTGGGTAAACCTTGCCAGCAATCGACGTTAGTAGGCCCATCGAACCAGCATTTGCAGTCTGGGTATGTGCAGTGCTTATCCATCACTCAATCACCCACATCCAAACGCATCCGCAGTACCAGGCCACTGTCAGCAGCCAGCCAAAGTCACTATAGGTCCACGGATTGAGCAGGCTCAGGTCGATGCCGCGAAACAGAACCCACTTTGTGACGATAAGCAGAACGTGCAGCCCGGCACCGACGCCGAGCCACACCAGCCAGCGGAGCTGGCCGTATTGGGAGAATAGGGCAGTCATGCTGCCTCCTGTTCGCGTGTACAAAGTTCTGGTAAGTTCGCCCGCACCAATGCTTCTGCAAGTGGTGGTGATACTGAGTTTCCGCACCGGCCAACCTGCGATGCTTTTGACATAGGTTTGCCTGATGCGTCCCGGTCTATGATGTAGTCATCTGGGAAGCCTTGAGCTTTGAACAGCTCATGTGGCTGCAGCATGCGCATGCCGATGTCTACAATCACATGGTCAACGCCATTCACGGTGACTAGGCCAAAGCGGTCGCGGCCAGTGATTGTGTGCAATGGGTCTTTCAGTTCGCAGCCGTCTTGCTCGTTGCCGTAATACTTAAGCAAAAATGCCCGAACTTCTCCGACATGATTGCCACCGGCGGTAATCGTTGGCATCGGTTCAGTTACTGGCTGACCGTCTTGGCAGGTGCCGCGCAGCTTCACCAAGTGGCTGGTGATCAGAGCTTGTGTATTTGCTGTGCCAAGGCGTTTCTGCTTTCCGCCTGCAGTTATTGTGTGAACAGGTGAGTCCAGCTCATAGCCAACTGAGCCGGTCCTGAATTTCGTCATGAATGCAGCTACCAATTGAGACTTGCCGCCACCTCCTGCGGTAATTGTGGCGCTGGGCTCGTCGGCACCATGACCAATGGATTTGCCGAACTGCCGGGCAATGACCGGAGCAACTACTGCAAAATGACCGCCTTTCACCTGGGCACAGATGGTGCGCAGCGGTTCATCAGCTGCCATATTGCGCTGATTGCTAGCGTTGGCATGCTCAGTGATGAATGGGGTGAACCGGCCTTCGACAATAAACGGTTTATCTGACTCGATGACGTAACGCACCAGGCCTTTCGCGATCCGCTTCATGGTTGCGTCTGCCAGCGGTTTTTTGCGGCCGAAAATGCTCGGGCAAGGGATAGACCAGTCGATGCACTCAGCTGCTGTGCGGTACGGCTGCAACAGGCCAGATTTAACCTCTTTGCTATCCGGTTTGCCGTGCGTTGGCTTTGGCCACACAACCGGCCGACCGTCACACCGGGCAACCATAAACAGGCGCTTGCGGATAGTCGGCGCGCCATAGTCGCAGGCCCGCAGTTCGCGCCATTCAACTTTGTAGCCCAGCCCCTTAATCAGTGGTGCCGGATCTGTGATGCCTAACACTTCGCAGCACTCGGCCAGTGCCGGATGATCTGCAGCAATGCCGGTGCTCAGTATTGCTACGAATGCTTTGAAGGTTTCGCCTTTGCGGTCAGGGCAAGGGAAGTGATTGCCTTCCTCATCGGCAACCAGCGGTCCCCAAGTCTGATACTCTTCGACGTTTTCCAGCATTAGCGCTTTAGGCCGGACCTTTAACGCCCAGCGCACAGCAATCCAGCCAAGGCCGCGGATAAACTTACTGACCGGCTTCGAGCCTTTCGCTTTGCTGAAGTGAGTGCAGTCTGGTGACAGCCAGCACAGGTCAACTGGCCGACCAGCTGTTGCTTGCAGCGGATCCACATCAAACACTGATTCGCAGTAGTGCAGGGTGCCCGGGTGATTCGCTGTGTGCATGGCGATAGCATCCGGATCATGGTTGATTGCTATATCAACTGAGCGGCCGATAGCCATTTCAATACCAGTGGATGCGCCGCCACCGCCGGCAAAGTTATCAATGATTAAGCTGCGCATGGTTTGCTTTCCTCGCTTCTCATTTTGTCTGAGATCATCATCTTGATGTGCTGGCCGGTTTTGAATTTGGCGTCCGGCATAGTTAGCAATAGCCGGTTTGCCGATCCACAAAGCCGCTCGCGAAATTCTGGTGCAGCGCTGTAATGCAGATCTGCTAGTGCCTGGTCGACCATGTTGGTTACTTCAAAAGGCCATTTGTGGGCGATTTCTGGTGATGCCTGAATCACCGGCTCAGCTGGTTTTTCTGGTTCTGCGGCCGGCTGTTGCGCCAATACCTCACGGCCTTTGGCTATCAGCTCATCGCGCTGCACATGGCTCACCACTGGCGCGGTGCGGCCGAACGGATGCCAGATTAAAAACATGCTGCCTTTGTTGTTGCCGGCAGCTGGTTTGCCGGTTTGTGGATCCAAAAAGCTGATGCGGCCACCGACGATAAAGCGCACTTCCTGACAGGTTTTAATAGCCTCGGCATACCAGCCAACACTGGTATCTGCCATGACCAGCATCACGCAGCCGATGCCTCTTTCTTTCGATTCAATAGCTGCCTTTCTAACCCAAGGGCCAATGTCAGAGTACGGGGGATTGCACCAGGCATAGGTGTTGAAAAAACCTTTGTTTTCACCAATCCAATAACACATATGCAAGGCATCAACTTCCTCACAGATGTAGCGCTCACAAAGCGCATTCTCTGCACTGGCAGCAACATCGATGCTGAAATCAAACTCCGCGTCCAGAGCTGCGAACAGCTCCGGGGGAGTGCGGTAGGCGTCACGGTTCATGCTGCCACCTCGTCCAATAAAACAAAGTGCTCGTCGTTGAAAACCTCGTACAGCATCCAGTCATCGACTAATTCGACTTCCACATAGAGAGCAGTGTTTGGGTTTTCAACATCGATGAAGCAGTTATCCTGTGCCACTACGACACCAACCTGTGGCACGGCGCCGGTAGCTGATATGCCCGCATTCACCACCACTTGCCGGCCAATCAGGCCGGCAGCAGTGTGAAGTTCAACGGCCTCGTGGCCTGTTAAGGTTTTGCCGGTGATCATGCCGCCTCCCGCCGCTCTAACCGCACAGCCAGCTGCGGATAGTGTTGAAGGATGTCGTTCATGCGCACTGCGAATTCAAAAGCAATGTCGTAGTGGCGCACGAAACGGTTTTTCTGGTTTGGGCCTACCGGCAGTAGCCATGCCCCTTCAACTTCACAGAAGGGGATGATAGCCATGCCGACTTTGATCGGGCTTCTGAATCGCAGCGCCAGTTGGCGCCGCTCTTCTTTGCTCAGTTCGAACTCTGTTGGCGCCGGCTTTTTGTTCTGGTGCCAACCGGCTTTCGTGCTGCTCATGCGGCCTCCTGAGTCGGTGCATTTACATTGGCCAGGCGCTGCAGGTCAGCGACTGAATACTTCGGGGTCTTAAACTGAGGCAGGGCTTGCACCCGGCCTTCGTTCCGCCACCGCCACAGCGTGATGCTGGAAACGCCCAACATCTCCGCTGCCTTCTTTTGATTGAGGATGAGTGCTGACATGTCATGCTCTCCAGAACACTCGGCCGGCGTGGACAATGCCAATCAGGCCATCTTCTTTAGTGCGGATCCCATACTGCTGAGCGTCAGCCTGCTGAGCCTCAATCGCGGCCTGAGCTGCCAGCTCAAAGCTGGGCGCGTTCAGCTTCACTACCTTGTCGCTCATTGGCGCGTAGTAAACTTTGAGAGCTTGCGATTGCGGGGCCGCAGCTTGCTGGGCTGGTGCCGGCTCTTGATGCTGCGCCACCGGTGCAGCCTGTTGCTGAGCGGCTTGCTCGGCTGCTTTGCGGGCATTTTCTTCAGCCTGGCGCGCGCGATCTTCAGCTTCACGAACTCGCTGACCTGCAGCCTCCTGCGCTAATCGATTGCGCTCATTCTCCCGAGCCATTTGCTCACGCAATTGAGCTTCAGCCTGCTCTTGGCGCTGCACTTCAGATTGCAGCATGGCTTCTAGGCGCATGCTGTAATCGGCTTCTGGCGCGAACAGGAACACTTCGACATGCGCCCGGGTTAACGGCGCTTTCAGGCCGGCTCGGTATGAGCGGTTTTCCAACTCGGACAGGCGCAGCTTGATGGTGTTTTCAGCGCCTTTATCATCCAGTGCGCGAGACTTGATATCGTTTGCCACTTTGCCGGTGAGCTTGCCGGTTGAGGTGACGCTGCCAAGCAGTACCAGGTCATTGATGTTGGCTTTGCGGAATTCAGCAGACACATCCAGCGCATCCCACTCTTTGCCCAGCGCTTCGCCCAGCATGTTGCGGATGTTGTTCAGCGTTTCGGTTTCAAACACTGTGATCTGCGAACCCAGTTTTTCGACACCGCCTTTGCACATGGCGACCAGCTCTTTCATCTGAGCATCAAAATCTTTGATTGGCGCGCTCACTGACTCGATAGCAACCTTGCGGCGCTTGTCGAACTCAGTGGCGTTTTTGTTCAGCTCAATCTTCAGCTTTTTGGCATCAGCCAGCGTGTCGGCTGTGACCACAACGTCATACTTTTTCAGGGCTTCGGTCAGCGCCTCTTTGATTTCAACAAAGTTCACGCTGATCACTGCCGGCGTAGACTGCACGCACATCAGTTCAGTGGCTGGCACTGTGCTTTCTTCAATTTGAATGGCTTCAACTGCAGACATGGTGAGTCTCCTTATGCTTGTTGAGTGAATTGAGCGCGGCGAGCTTTGTAGCTTTTAACCAGCGCAATGTAGTCGTCTGAATTGGCGGCAAACTTGGCCTTCACCTGAGCTTGCCAGTCGGCAAAGTGCTCTACTTCAGAGCAGTCCATCAGCATGGCTTCATACTTCTGGGCTTCCGGTGACAGGGCTGGTTCGTCATCGATGATCAAGGCGTCATCGTCACCGGTAACCAGTTCTGCCACAGGCTCAACAGTTACAGGTTGATTGGCAGCTGAGCGTGCTTTCAGTGAGCTAGCTAAGCCGCTGGTGCGCTGTTGTGGCTGGGCTGCAGTAGCTGCAGATTCAGGCACTGGATTGATGTCGCGTGGTTCAGCATCGCGCTCATGCAGTTCTTCTACTGAGTAGATGCCCATGATGGCGCCCGGCGCGTACAAGCGGCCCCAGTTCTTCACTTGCAGATAAGCCATCTGTTGCTTCGGGTTCGTTTTCCACAGTGGGCTGTTTTTGGTTGTGATCTGGTCGATGCGGAGCCATTCAGTCCAAGCAATTTCCGCCTCACCTGACGGGATAGCGCCAGCGCGGCAGGACAGGCTGTTGCCATCACCTTTGTATTCGTAGTGAAAGCGGCCACGGATAGCGCCGGATGACATCAGGACCGCGTTTACCAGCTGAGCTTCATAACCCAGCGTGCCGTTGACCAAGTGAGTCTTTTGACCAACTGCGAATGGATCCATACCCCAGCGAGCGGCCTGCATGACGATTGCCAGACAATCCGATGGCTTGCCTTGGAGGTGCTTTGGTACGGTACTCACACCAGCTGCCATCACTTCTGCAAAATGCATCATGGCGTTCATAGCTGTTGGGTTGGTCAGAATACTAATGGTGTTCACTGCGCTTACTACGGTATCTGGCTGCGCTGCCAGCTGTGTTGCTGCATTCATGGTGCTTCTCCAGTAATTAAAAATCAGGCCCAGCGAGGGCGGTTCAGGGTGCGAACGTGCAGCCAGTCATCAGTCTGGCGGCATGCTGCGTATGCTTGTAAATCACGGCGATACAGGTCGTGGCCTTCCTGCTTCCAGTCAGCTGGCAGGCGAACAACGTCGACGCCATAGCGGCCGGCGCTGATTGAGCTGCTGACAATCAGGAATAGAAAATCAGGGATTTCGCCGAAGTGGTTGCGGTAGCCATCGGTGTACATTGCGTCCTGTACGTGGTACCGGAAATCAGACACGTGGCGGTCAAAGCGATCCAGTCCATCAACCTTTTTCACATCCACAATCACTGGCCCAAGCTCGGGAATGATTGGCATGCGGTCTGGGCGAATGCGGCACAGCTCATTGGTTTGCGCATCGTTCCAGTAGATGCTGGCTTCGTTGTGGCCTTGGGCCTCGAAAATCAGGCGGGCCACCGGGTGAGCCATCACGCTGTCTTTCATGATCTGCAGCTTGGCCGCATCTTCAGCGGTCAGCGGTGTCATGCCTTGCGCATAGGCTTGAGCCAGAAATTCAGACTCAGCTTCGCGGCCAGCAGTGGTGCGGCGATTGAATTCAGGCGCGACCTGAAACCGTTTTTCGAACTCAGTTGGTTCCAGCAGTGCGCAGTGCAGGGCGCTACCTAAATCCAGCGCTTGCAGTGCCAGGTAGTCGACCGGTGCTTTCTTGTGCCAGATGTAGGCGGATGGGTTCACAGCAATCAGATCTAAACCTGATTTGCTGACGCCTGGGCCTGAGTGGTATGCCTCGTTGCTCATGGCGTAATAGATGCCGGTGCCGGCAAATTCATCGCCATCAGCAGCTGCTACATCCACAACATCATCAGCAAAAATCAGCTCTTCTTCGTCAGCGAATGTCACTTCACCAAACAGATCGAGGGGTGGCGTCATGGTTATGCGCTCCGGCTTAACAGTTGAACGGCATGCTGAATAGAGCTGGCGCGATGCACGTTGCGCTTTTTCCAGCTATTGAGTTCAGCAATGGTGATGTCGTGTTGGTCTCGGAAATGCAGTGCATCAGCGGTCAACGCAGACACTTCAGCGTTGCGCTCTGGGTTGTGCTGCATCCGGCTTTCGGTCTGCTTATCTTCAATTGAATGCAGCAGGCCTTCGTAGTGGGCCAGCAGGGCCTGGCGCTCGAGGGTGAAAGTGAACTGAGTCATTGGGCACCGCCAGTCGTGACATAGACGCTGACTTTGTGCATGGACAGCACATTGTCTGCAGTCACGCGACGGATAGTGACGCTACTCATGTTGTGGTCGACGCGAAGTACCAGGCCATCACCCAGCGCGCCGGCGCGATTCATATAAGCGGCCTGAAACTCAGGTGATGGCAGGGCAGCGCATAAATGCTTCAGCAGTTCCGCAGCACGCACTTGCACGCGCTGTGACTGGCTAACTTTTTCGCCGGCCACTAATGCAGCCATGCGGAGATTTGCCAGCAGTTTCAGTTCTGGCACATGTTTGGTCCGTGTTGGGGTCTTGGTGTGCAACATTTATCGCTCCTTGGATGTGTTATCTAAGCGTTAAAACTCGCTATAATTAATTTCCAGATGTGGAAAATAAATCCGATAAAATCCAATATAATGGAAAATTCCAGTTATGCAATAAATATTTCCATATATGAGCAAAAATATTTCAAAACCTTGCAAATATTTCCATATGCGGTATAAATGTGTTGTTTATGTCCTGATTAGAGCAGTGTTTTTTTCAGCTTTAGAAAATAAATTCCTTTATAAGGAAAAAATCAAATTTCCATCGGGTGACTTCTTGTGCGCTGATGGTTAGGATATGAAAAGTTTCGAGGTGATTTTTTATTAATTGGGATTTAACAACAAATCGGGAGACACAATGGAAGTTAACTTTGCTCGACCTCGCCCAGATTCCGTGGCGACAACTCAGGCTAGCGGGACTGCTTCAAGCAGCTCTGTTGCGTCAGCTTTGCCAGTTTCGACAGCAGATAAGGTGACATTGTCGCAGGATGCTCTTTCTTTGCTCGATGCTGAGCGCAGCTCCACCATTCAAAGTGATTTAGGTGCTGGTACAACTGTAACGCCGCTTAGTACTGGCATTACACCGCCACCACCTCCACCAGAAGAGCCAGAGAAGGAAAACTGATGTATTGGGGTGCCTTGGAGTCATTTATCCTTGCTGTCGCTGAACATACTCTGTTTGCTTTTGCAGCAGTGTTGGTATTCAACTTAATAGCATTGAAAAAAGACTGGTCTGGTCGTATTTCGCTAGGGATTTTGTTGGCTATTGACCTTATTAGCATTAAGGTAACGCCGGTTTTTTACAAAATGATTGAAACTGGCAAAATATCTGATCTGGCGTGGTACCCGTTTTTTTCAGTCTTACACACTTCGGCAATAGCGATTCTGCTGGTTTGCCATAGCATGACAAGGCTTGAAATCAACAGAGTTGCTGTTTGCGTTATAGGCCTGATGGCATCTTTAACGGCAATGAATGTCGTTATGTTTTTCGATTTAGTATTTTTTGATGTGCTGCGGCCCGTGTATCAGTTTGGCGTGCCAGCATTGAAAATCTTATTTGTAGTTCTGCTTTTTCAAAGCTGCTTGCAAGTCAAAGGAGTGAGAATGTGACAAGTATATTTTTTGGAGTTTTGTCTCTGTCGTGCCTGGCGCTGTCCTGTGCTGCCTATTGGCACGCAAGAAAAGTAGTGAAACGCCAAGGGACTGAGCGTGAAAGCATGGCTAGAGCACACCGAATTGTCATGGACTTCGCGAATGCCTACAGGATGCCTGATGATTTGCGTAAAGTGACTGAGATCCGTCGCCTGCGTGAAGCAGTTCAACAGTATTCTACAGATGCTTGCGCATCGATGAATGATGGGGAAATTGTCCAGGTGGATGGAGCTGAAGTATTCAACTTCAACAAGGTGAAGCAAATCGTGAATGGGCGCTCTATCTGTTAGACAGATTTAAGCGCTCGAGCTTGGCTTGTCCTAGCCACTTCAATTCCGTATTGCTTGGCGAGTAGTGCCGCTACATCTGAAATAGTCGAAATTTCGTTTTTGAGTTCGATCCAGTTAAGCTCATCCAGATCAACCATCAATCGCCCGATGAAACCTGAAAAGCTGGCGCTATCAACCAGTACGCTGTTGCTCTGCATTTCATCAGCTATCAGCCGATCTGGTGTTACCCAATCAAAACCCGGTAAGAGCCGAATGCCCGCAGCGATATCATTTAGCATGGCTATGCCGATGTTGGCGTCTTCTGTGAAGAGCCGGCTTAATGTGGACCGTCCAACAGTTACGCCGTTATCTGCGCACAACTCACAGAACCTGGTTGGGTTCGTTTTAGCTTGCTCAAAAATCTGCTTGAGATTTTTGGCAAGATTCTTAATGACATCAGTCATGTTGCCGCTACCAGTTATTCGTATAAGGTCAATTATATGGGTGAAATTATCATTTATGCAACTAAGTAGGTTGCCAATTTGCCCAAAAAACAGACAGGCAAACAGTATATTTATCATTGAGTTGCTAGATAAGCATTAGATGTATGCATATAGGCATTATAATTGTGTGCAAATGTGGTATATAAACCAGAAAATAATTCTCAATATGGAAAAATATTGCTCTTAACTTGATAAATATTCCAAATGCGGCAATATTTAGCGAAATTCACAGTAAATTTTCGCTATTTGGCAGAGTCGAACATGTCCAACCCAGAAAAATCCAGAACCAATGTCTTCTCTGAAAATCTCAATGCGCTTTTTGAAAGGACCGGTTTTAGCGTCAAAAAATTGATAAAAGACCGACGCTATATCGACTACACCTATTTTCATAAAGTGCGCCGTGGTGGCAACCTTACGGTGACAAAAGCAGAAGCAATAGTGGAAATGCTGAAGCAGCAGGAGAGTTTTAGCTGGATTGAGTTGTGGATGTTCTTTGTGCCAGGTTACTTCGAGCGCCACAACCAAAAGACCGCGCCAGATGCTGAAGTGGCCACTATCAGATTTGTTTCCGACTTGCTGGATGATGCCGGATCAGTAGGCATTCTCAAGTCCACCCCTGAACAACGGGATGGCGTGATCCGCTTAGCTGAGATACTCCTGCGCAAAGCGGATCAGTAAGCAGCGTTTAATCGTTACAAATTCTGGCAGCGCCAGCTCCAGTGCACATCTTTCCATTCGAGTTGATGTAGTTGCCTGACTGTTTATCGTAGGTCCAGTAATTACCCTTCGAATCAATCCCACTCATGTCGCCATCGGCCTGAATGTTTGTATTCCACATCGAGCCAGTATTCGAATTTGTGCCCATGACGTTGGCGCCTCCGCCATACGTTGGTGTGGTGCTGTAACTATTGCCCGTTGTCGCGTCATAGGTATAAGACGGCGCTGTGTAAGTCGGCGCGGTATATGTTGGGACCGTGTAAGTGGGCGCCGTATATGTATAGGGGTCCGCATTAATCCCGCACGCCACAAATGCGATAGCTGCCAAGCCAATCTTTAACTTCATTCCATAACTCCTTGTCACTGATTTAGACACGAATATAGCAGAACAAAAAAACGGTACAACTGGCTATAAATCCAGCATTTTCCAGATAATAAAATTACACATTGTATATTTGCATATGTTGGAAATGGATCGTATTATTCCAGAGTTAATTTCTGAATCTGGAAAATTTGATATGCAACAAGACGCAATCTTATCGAAACTGAAAAAGCTCGCTGAAACGCGCGGGGCTCTGCGCACGTTCTGTTCCGATCACAAGCTGAGCTATTTAAAAGTCTGGAAGTTCACGAACGGCAAAGTAAAAAGTCTTCAGCACGATTTCGGCCTGGCTATCGCAGATGCTTTAAGGGCACACGAAAGCAACGGACAGAGCGAGAAGCCGAATGCCTGATCTGTTTGATTCCGCATCAGCACTCGAACAGCACACGCTGGAAGTCGCGCTGACTCACCGAAAGCCAACCCTGAAAGATACCGGGCACTGCCATTGGTGCGATGAACCGGCGCCGCCTGGCGCGCACTTTTGCGACTCGGACTGCAGGGATGATCACGCCAAGCATGAACGCATGTCTGCGCGAGTAGCGGGGTAACTGGATGTCTGGCTGGATCAAGCTGCACCGTTCAATTCAGGACAATGACCTATGGGTGGCTGAGCCATTCACATGGGCGCAGGCATGGATTGATCTGCTGATTAACGCCAACCACAAACCCGGCTCGTTCTGGGTTCGCCGTATTGAAGTAAAGCTGGATCGCGGTCAATTGGGCTGGTCAGAAATCACTATGGCTGACCGCTGGAAGTGGAGTCGGGGCAAAGTTCGGCGCTTTCTGGGAATGCTTGAAACGCGAGGCATGATAGTACAACAGACGAACAAGCTAACAAGCGTCATAACTATCTGTAATTACAACGAATATCAGGCTGATGAAGATTCTGAAAACAAGCCAACAGTACAACAGACGGAACAACAAGCAGGACATCAAACGGACAACAGACAGTACACAAACAAGAATGATAAGAATGATAAGAAGATCTCTTCTAACGAAGAGATTATTACGCCGACTGAAAAGAAACCTCGCTCGCCCAAACCAAAAGCGACCGCACTGGATTACTCCGGCTGGCCATCAATGCCATCAGATCAGGTGATGCAGGATTGGCTTGCACTACGCAAAAACATCAAAGCCTCGGTTAGCCAAACCGTCATCAACACATTCGGCCCTGAACTCACTCTGGCTGTGCAAAACGGCTTCACGGTGGATCAGTGCCTGAGCCAATGCATCACGCGCAACTGGCGCGGCTTCAAATTCGAGTGGATCCAAAACGCAGGAGTCAAACCTCATGGCAACAACAGTCACGGACATCACGGCAGCAATGCAGGCCAAAGCCAAGGCCATGAAAACCCAACAGCGCGGATCATGCGACTTGCACGGGAAGCAGAGCAGCAAATCTCCGGCGACCAAGGCCGAGTCATTGAAGCTGAGTTCAAACGAGTCTGATGTTATGACGGCTGTGACTGCGCGCCTCATCCCTGTGATTAGCCTGTACTACCCGGCGTTCGCTGCACGCTTTGGTGTTGACGAATCCAGCCTGGTATTCGTGACCAAGGAGTATACCGAGCGGCTGATGCATCACGGCATCAACGGCCATCAGTTCATGGCGGGCATTGCTGCACTCAAAGCCAAGGGTGCAACGGCTCAATACCACCCGAACCCTGAGCAGTTCGCTCAGCTGTGCCTGAGCGCTTCAGCGGTACAGGCGCCGGACTTTCACCAGGTACTGGCAGACGTTACCGCTGGCAAGCAGGCGATGCGCTTTGGTGAGCCCTATGAGTTCGCTCATCCACTGGCTCGCGTCATCTGCAACCGCAAAGGCGATTTGATTTACACGCTGACCAGCATCGAATTCGAAGATGCCATCCGAGCCGAATACGACCACTGGGTGAAGCGCCTGCAAGCCGGCGAGCAACTGCCAGAGCCACACCTGACCATCGGCCACGACCAACGGCCAGAGATGCCGGCCGAGCTGAGACTGGCGCCAACATCACCAATGGCACAGCGCGTCGAAGCCATGCGGGCTGAAGCAGCAGCGCGCAAGGGAAATGATCTTGGGTAGCAACTTAGCCCAGCTGCCAATGGAGCAGCGTCAGGCCATCGAGCAGGACAAGCGGCGATGGCAAGAGGCGAACCAGCTAACCAACACGAAGCGGCCGGATGAAATCAGAGCCTGGCTGATGAAGCAACTGGACGACGAATACCGCGAGGACATCCGGAGGCGACTGAACATTATCCGGCGCAACCGGATGGAAATGAAAAATAACGAGGTCAGCGCAAGCCACAGCAAGCGTACAGGGTGAAAGTGATACCGATGGTGCGGGTTGGTAGTTTGAAACGATTACAGAGCGATTTGGAGAGGGTGATGGATTTAAAAAAACAAAGTTTGATTGACCAGGCGATTGATGCTTTGGGTGGAAAGTGGCCGAGTGATGATTTGATGTCGATTCATCTGCACCAGGGAACACCCATGGTTGGCTATGTCGCTTCAAGATGGCTGCATGTAAAAGGGCTTCGCTTCATCTGCATTCGACCTGAATTCAAACTGCGCAAAGCCGAGCGGCAGAAAAAGCCGAGCTGGAAGGATGCGCCTGATTGGGCGCAGTGGTTGGCTCAGGATTGCTCTGGGCAATGGCGGTTTCATACAGCTAAGCCTCAGCTAATCCCTAGCTCGTTTATTGCCCCTGAATCATTTCACGCCGTAGCAGGCAGGTCTATTAGATCTACTTCAGGCGAAGTCATCGGCGACTGGCGCGACACGCTGGAGCAAAGGCCGACAAACTCTACATGCGTCGCTGATGGTCTGCGCGAAATCCGCGAGGCTTTTACTGATTGGGGTATTCACCTAGCTGGTGCTCAAGTGGCTCACAAAGGCACTACGCCAAACGGCATGCACAAGCTGGAAGTCACCATGGGTGGAAGCCACATCATTGATTTCTACGAGAAGTTTGAACCCAAACTAGCCGACCTGGTTGATTGGTACGACTACACCAACCAAAAAGCGCTGCGGTTGCCGCCTGTTGGTGTTGAGTGCCAATACGCACTCAACGGGTCGTCTATGTTTTGGGGTTGTGAGGTCATTAGTCATCACAATATTGTAATCCGGTGCCCGCACTTAGTTGGAGATGACGGCATGGGGCTGCAAGTTGTTAAGTATGGCAGCATTGAATTCCGCCCACTCGACTGGGACCGCAACCAGCAGCCAAAACCCGACCCATCACCAGAACTGAGTTTTCACCTATCCAACGCATTCAACGAACTGCAGGCCGGCGCTCGGCTGCTGCCTGAAAATGATGCGCGCAAGCAGGTTCTGGTCAGTCTGGCCAGTGGCGTTGGTGCTGTGCGGGAGGGTTTGTGATGGACCCAAGGATATTCACCTCTAGACCTGTGAACAAAACTGCTGTGCTAGTGGTTTCACAAGCTGGATGTGAGCGCGAAGATTCACCGCAAGCTGAACTTCAAGCGCTTCGCCTTGCCGCCAAAGACTTATTCGAAAAGCTCAATGCCATCAAGGATAAAACTCCTGAACGCAAGGAAATGGCGCTCAGATACCACAAAATCCTTGAGCGTGTCAGTGAGCTAAAGAAGTCCATTGGCGTTGGTTATCGGGGCAGCAAAGATGTGTCTGGCCATTTCATTGATATCTGCCGAAGCGAATTAACCAAATATCAGTTCGACCGGATTATGAAGCAGGCCATTGAGGCTGCTCACGGCAAGCAAGGCGGTGAAGTATGAGCAAACGCTTTGGTCGCAATCAAAAACGAAAACTGATGCAGCAGCTGGCAGCTCAACAACACGATGCGCGCCGGTTTGAGAACGCTTACCGGATGAGCGACGGCCTGCTGTCTCATATGAGTTCAGAGCTGGACAATGCGCGCAATGCGCTGCGGATGATTTACAGCGAAATTGGAAAGAACCTCAATCCGCATCATCCACTGCTGCCAAACGATTTGCGCCGGCAACTCAGTGTTGCAGCTGCTGATATCCGGTTTGTTCGTGTTGCCAATGGCCACATGAACTTCAAGGTGGTTGAAGTCCTGAGAAAGCGGCTTGTCACTGACGAGTTTCGGAACCTGATTGCTGCCCGGATAGATCATGGAGATAACCATGTTGGCTATGCGATAGATGTTAAATCACTGCAGGTTGAGTCGTTCAGGGTTGAGTTCATCAACGATCTGTCCAGGGAAATATCGGTGAAGCTGGTAACGGCGCTGGGTCAAAAAGGCGGTGCAGCATGACGATCATCTGGTGGATTGCCGGCGCTCTAGGCAGCTTGGCGCTGCTCTTGACTCTGGCGTTGGTCGTGATGACTCACATTGTGAGCAGGATGGCTGATGGTGAGGTGCAGGAATGAGACTGACGCTGATTATCATGGGGCTGCATCGTCGGCGCCACATTGAATGGTTTAAGGCTGACCTATTTACTGTGCGATCAAGGTTTTACCGGCCCATTTCTGGCGCCGAACTGCGCCACGCAACCATGTTGGAGTTTTGATGATGATTGCACTCACGTTACCACTGCCACCAAGCATGAACAGCTACTGGCGCAGCGCGACGACAAAGGTCAAGCGGCCGACTCAATTCGGTCGCCTGATGAAAACTGCCAAGTCACCAATCACGGTTTATATCAGCGACAAAGGCCAGCAGTTCCGCACGGATGTCATTGCTGCAGTTCTGCAGGCCAGAGCAAACAAGAAACTAACCGGCCGGCTGCAGGTGGACTTGGTTATCCATCCGGCTGACAGGCGAGTGCAGGACATCGATAACCGCATCAAAGCAACGCTGGACGCACTGACGCACGCTGGCGTCTACGCCGATGACTCGCAGATTGACCGGCTGATAGTTTGCCGCGGCGAAATCATCAAAGGTGGACAGTGCCAGGTATTAATCACAGAGCTGCAGGGGTAACGCATGGTAGCAACAGTCGAACGTCTATACACACGCCAGGTGCCAAAGAGCATCACCGGCAGCGAGCTGATGTTTAAGAAGTCGGCCAATCCGATGACCGGCGAAGATGTGCTGGGTTTGCTCGGGCAGGTTCAGCACCGGGAACCGATCGGAGCTTTGGTCCTCGACGCGCAGATAGCGCAGCACGCCGCTGCTCGGGCGAAGTTGGTTGGTGCATTGCAGGCAACGCTGGCAGCGATGGGCAAGGGCGATGATTTGGCCTATGCGATGGCTGAAGCTGCAGTGAGCGAAGTGGTTGATACGCATATCTGCGGCAAGTGTCACGGCACTGGTCAGGTGTTCAGCCGCAAGTTTAACCAGGTGAACGAGTGCAACAAGTGCGCCGGCGTCGGGCGGATCATCCCGAGTGAAGTCGTGTTGCTGCGGTCTATCAATCTGCACCTGGCTGAGCCGTTAACCAAAGCGGAGTGGGGCCGCAAGCACTACGACGATTTTATGGATGCAGTTGACACCCTGCATAGACATGCAAGCAATGCTGGCCGTTGCGCTCGTATGTTGTTGGATGGGATGGGAGAATAAAAATGGCTATGCTCGATATATTCCCTGGCGCTCGTTTCAGCACTAAAAACTGCGGCCATGTAGAGGTTGTTGAGGTCATAAATCATCAGTGTGTTTCGATCCAGTTTGTCGAAACCGGTTGGGTTACAAGCGTAACAGCAAAGCTTTTGCGGCTGGGAGCGCTGAAGGATCTGATGAAGAAATCTGTACTCGGAGTCGGATTTATAGGCGATGGTCGACACAGAGCTGTAATCGGCAAATCAAGAACGCTTGCATATGCCAAGTGGAGTAGCATGCTCACTCGGTGCTATAGCGAAAAGTACCAAGATAAATTTCCCGCTTACAAAGGGTGCCTGGTGGATCCTGAGTGGCATAACTTCCAGAATTTTGCTGAATGGTTTGAACTGAATTACCCAAATAAAGCGGGAAGTTTTGATCTCGACAAAGACAGTAAGCTTGTTGGCAATAGAGTTTACAGTCCCGACACTTGCACATTTATCAGGAAATCAGAAAACGTAGCGCTAGCTAACAAGAAAAAGTCAAAGGCATGCAAACTGATTAACCCAGACGGTGCTGTTGTTGAGCGTAAAAGTGTGTCTGATTTTGTCGTGGAGTTTAATCTCAATAATGGTGGTATTTGGCGTATACAAAAAGTGCGCGGAGCAAAACACAAGGGGTGGTCAGGTATCCACGATTGAACTAATTCACAATTCTGCTACACCTAAAGCCTGACCCATCACCGGAGCAAGGAATGCTCTTCGAAAACATCCCGCGCGGTAGTCTGGCCGCAACACTCACAGCAGCTGACATGCTAAGCCGGCTAGAATCATGCCCCAACAAAACTACTGAACTGCGTCATGCAGTGGCCGTGGTCAGTCAGCGCATGCTGGATCCGTGTCGGTATGTCGGGCGGGCGGAGTTGGAAAGGTGTTTGGGGATGGTCGAGCAGCTTTACTGATGATCTTCGCTAAATTCCCCCATCAAGCCTATTGATCTTGAAAAAAGTAGGCTTATTATTTCCACATCATCGGACTTTCCTGCCCGATGTGAAAATAACCCCGGCAATCGCTGGGGTTTTTGCTTTTTAACGCCCTGTTTTCTACACCCAGAACTTCTTCACCCCGGTCTGTTTACTCAGCCGGGGTTTTTTCATTCTGGGCCGGTGGTGAGTCGCACCATGCGATTGGCCAGCCGGAATCGAGGACAAGGAACACAGAATTCAAATGACTGCAGTAAGCGCCGAGCATGAGCGTTTGCTTGCAGTAAGCAACAAAGCCGGAACCCAGAAAATCTTCGCCAGGGCAGAACGCGCTGATGCCTTCGATTTTCACCCGGACAACCGCTGAGCCAACAGAGCTGACATCAACGAATCCGCCAAAGTGCGTGGGCCTGAAGTCATCGCGCAGCCTGACATCAACTGTCTGGCCGCAAGCGAGGCTGTGCCCTGCAACTACGTGCGGTGCGAGCGTGACAACGCCACGGTTGAATCTGCGTCTGATGGCTGGCATGTGATCAACTAATGACTGTATATAAATACAGTATAACAGGGTGGGCTTGAAATGGGCTTATACATCGGCACCAAATTAATCAAAGCGCAGGCTATGACACGTTTGGCATATAACCAGCTGCGTGGCTGGGATTTGCCGGCAGACGAAAACGGCGATGACAAAGGCTATCTGGTTGAATACGTCGATGGCGGTAAACCGAACCATCCAGATTTTGCCGGCTACATCAGCTGGTCGCCAATAGATGTTTTCGAACGGGCATATCAGCCGACCTCCGGCATGGACTTTGGGCTAGCGCTGAATGCTGTAAAAGCTGGAAAGTACGTTTCTCGCTCTGGCTGGAAAGATTCCGGTCAATACATCTTTGGCATCGGCATGCCTGGCAGTGGTGATTACTGGACCTACACCAATGGCAAGAATGATAACTGCAAATTGGTGCCGTTCTTGGCAATCAGAACTGTTCAGAATTCAACTGTCCCTTGGCTCGCCAGCCAAACCGACTTGCTTGCCACTGACTGGTACATCGTAGAGTAACCATGTCCACCCAGACCAAACTCGCATCCCGCGGCATCATCGGTGCCGTGGCGCTTTCTGCTGCCCTGCTGGTCATGCCGTGGGAAGGGAAAGAGAACGAAGTTTATCTGGATCCGGCAAACATCTTAACCAGCTGCTACGGCCACACCGACCCCGAGTTGAAGCCCGGCATGAAGTTCACCGACGAACAGTGTCTGGATCAGCTCGCAGCTGACCTGAGCAAACATAACCGGCAAATGCTGGCTGTGGTGCAAGTGCCGCTCTCCGAAGGTGAGCATGCGGCTTACCTGTCCTTTGTCTATAACGCCGGCGCTGGCCGGTGGCAGAAATCCACGATGCTGCAGCTGCTCAATCAGGGCAAGCGCAAAGAGGCGTGCCACCAGTTAATGCGCTGGGTTTACATCAAAGGGCAATTCTCACAAGGGCTTCACAACCGCAGACGCGCCGAAGCCAAACTTTGCATGAGGGATTTGTAATGCGTTCATACTTTAAGTCCGGCCTGCTGGCCGCAATCTGTTTATCCGTTCTGGCCCTTGGTGGCTTTGCTGCACATCAGTCGATTGAGCTGACACAAGCTCAGGCTGCGATTGAAGCCAAAGACATCACCATCAAAACCCAATCCGACTCGCTGACCGAACTGGCAGCAACCGTCGATACGCTGTCCGGTCAGGTCGATGACCTGGTAACGCAGGCCGAACTGGTGGCCGCTCTCAATGCAGAGCACGAGCAAAACAAACAGGTGATTGCCGACACAGGCAACGACTGGCTGAACAACTCCAACAAACTGCAGGTATCCGAACATGAAACCACGCGAACTTGGGCTGCTATGCCTTTGCCTGATGATGCTCGCCGGATGCTCATCGACGCCAGCACCAGTGGTCAAAACAGTCACAGTAAGCAAACCAGTATTCGTCCTGCCACCTTCAAACATGATGGCTACTGGTTGCCCGCTACGGCCATTTAACGGCACCACAAATCTGGACCATCACCGGTACACCCTTCAGCTCATCACGGACATCAAACTATGCAATCTGGAATCCGAGCGGTATCGCAAGTGGCGGAGCACTCAGGTATGCATGAAGGAACCAGGCTTATGTCTGAAAAAGTAACAGCCAGTGGCTCTTACATTACAGCTGGGGCAACTACCGGCGTCGGCCTGCTCAGTCTGTCTGAGTGGGCTGTCGTAATCGGCATTCTGGCCACAATTGCGACTTTCGCTTTGAACTACGTGGTGCAGGTCCGGAAGTTGAAAATGGATGAGCGTGAGCACGAAGCTCGGATGAAGCAGTACGAGACTGAGGCTGACTGATGACAGGTGCAGTAACTGCCTTTGGTGAAGATGGAAATCTCACAGCCAAAGAGGCTTTGTTTGTTCATCACTACGTGACCAACGGTTACAACGCCGCAGCCGCAGCCAGATCTGCAGGCTTTGCTGAATCATCCGCCAATACACAAGGCGCGAAGCTAGTCGCTAAGCCCAGAGTTAAAGCGGCCATCGATGCACTGATAGCGCCAACACTCAAAAAACTGAATGTCACCAAAGACCGGATCATCGAAGAGCTGGCCCTGATTGCATTCTCTGATATCGGCGAGGCATTCAATGCCAACGGTGATTTGCTGCCAATCCACGACATGCCAGAAAGCATCCGCCGGGCGTTATCCGGTATCGATGTCGACATGCTGTTTGAAGGTCGCGGCGAAGATAAAGAACACGTTGGCTTCACCAAAAAAATCCGCACCTGGGAAAAGACAAAAGCCATCGAGCTGCTCGGCAAACATCTGAAGATGTGGACCGACAAGATTGAGATTAACGAGCGGCCAAAAGTCGTAGTCCGGGACTTCACCGGCGGAAATAAGGACTGATGCAGTGTGTCAGAGCAAACTGAAATTCGGTTTGAGATCCGCGCGCAAGGTGCGGTTCTCGCTGAATACATGCGCTGCAGGACTCGCGTTACTTGCATCATGGGCCCGCTCGGCTCTGGCAAGACATACGGAAGTTGTATGCGGGTCTTTAACCAGATCTGTGAACAGAAGCCCAACAGAAACGGGATCCGTAAAAGCCGCTGGATAGCGGTACGAAATACATATTCCGATCTTGAATCGACCACGATGAAAGATTGGAAGGACTTATACCACAGCGATGACATGCCGGCGCTTGGCCG